CTGGCGGAGGCGTCCAACCGGCAGGGGCGGCAGGTGCAGCCGCAACAGGCGGGGCCCAAGCTGCCGGAGCAGCGGGTGCAGCAACCATGTCAACTTTCTCGTTGATGTTTTTGTATGCTCGCACGTTGTTTCCAGCTTCATATTCGCCAGTCGCGGCCTGAACCGAAACCTTTACCTTGAACGGGAGCCCGTGGAGCTGCTGGCTGTCGCCCACTTGAAGCAAGCCTACCGCATGGCAAATGGCGGACAGTTCTCTGTAAGCGATTTCCTGGGCCACCGGATTGGCGTTGCAGATGTTCAGGCGAGTGTAAACCTTGCGATTCGCGTACTGGCCATCGATCACCTGGAGTTGCAATTCCAGATAATAGTTGCCTTCGGCTTTCGCAGCTTTCATTTCAGAAGCTGCGATCACCACATTATACCATCCAGCAGGGATGGCGCCGAGCGCACCTTCCGCGGGCTTGACGCCAGTTGCATCAAAACTGAGTTGTGCCAAAATAATTCTCCACGACAGTTGTTGAAAATAAAACCTTCGCCTGGACTGTCAATCAACGAGGGTGTTTAGGAACTAACGACTCAGCGAGTGTAAACATCGACCCCGCAAGTCTTATACAAGCATTCCGCGAAAGCGTTCCAACCGTTGGCTGGTGGCGCTGGCACAGAAATTTCTCCAATAATCCCGAAGCGATTGCCCGCAGTGTATGCAGGGGTCCGGGATAGACCCAGGATGCGCCCTTTGTTCTGTGACATAGCGCGTGTCATGTTGCTCTTAACCGCAGTAACTAAGAACACCGGGTCATAAAGGAAACCAATCACGTCAGCCCATTGCGTTAGGAGCTCCCGCTTGCCGTAGGTCTTCTGATTCTTGGGGCTATGCAGTAGCAGGTCCCAAGAGTCATATTCACCTACAGTTGGATCGGTGATTTTAGAGCTGAACACGTGGCAGGTGAGCACTATGTTGATACCAGCATTCACCGCCAGCATGTCAAACTGTTTCAGCAGGCCGTCCAGAATGGAATTTGCCAGTGTGTATCCTTTACCGTACCCTCCGTGAGCACTCTCCATCGTCGCCGTCTTGCTCTCCCCTGCCTTGTATGTAGGGTCCAAGCGGAGCACATAGTCATGGATATGACGTTCCAGTGCTGTCGCACTGTCGAATATGATTGTTTTGTACGGGAACTGACCGCGCTGTGCGAGTTGTGTTACTTCAAAAAGGAAAGCTAGAACCTCCTCATATGTCTGGAGCATGGGCGTCTTTGCCACGTTGACACCAGCGTATCCGACCTCCAGCGGGACAAGCAATGCGGCAGGCGCACCGGATGAAAAAGTTGTTTTCCCCATCTTCTCGACTCCCGCGATTATCATGCGGATGCCAGTGCTTGAAACACCAGTTGTGACATTTTGTAAAATTGACATTTGATTCCTCCCCCGCATTTTAGAGGGGTGCATTATTTTAATAGAAAAAGTGTGAAAGATTAGCCAATATCACTCGCTGCACGAATGGATTGAAATGTGGGGAAACGTGGCAGATCTTTTTTCCCATGCTTGAAAGTTTTGTATTTGATTGTCTGTCCCGTAATCATTTCAGGGTGCTGGAAATACATCATTCTGTCAGCGTGAGGCATACACCCAGCCGCAACAGTGATCCCCTGCCCGGTCTTGACGTCCTGGCATAGCAGCGAGCCGACCATCCCGTTCGGAATCATGTTCTCGGCGTGCGTGCTGCGGGAAGTGTGACCAGTTTCATTGACCACACTTGCGTTCGTATTTTGTTGTCCTTCTACAATACCCTTGACAACCGCTTCTTCTTCCGTGAACCGTTTGATTCGCAGTAGCCCACCTTCGGCCACTGTGCTGCGCCCTTCCTTGTAAATCCCAGCGGGGTTGCGAATGATTGTTCCTTCGTAACCTAGTTTGAGATACTTGGTATCAGCTGCGAGCAAGTCCTCCAGGGTGTTGCAGAGGGTGTAAGGGACGATGCGAATTCTTGATGCACCAAGGAAGGACATTTTGATGATGAGGGAGACTCTATGAAGCATTGTCATATAGCGTGCTTCATACGGAAGTTTCTTCGTTCCTTCCGTTATGCAGTCAAACAGGTGCCACAACGTATAGGGCTCACCGTCAATGGTGTTGAGCGCCGAAGTAGTCAACCTGCATAACGCCGGGTGAGTTTCATGCTCCGCTGCCAGTTCCCCATCAAACCCAGAAAAAAGTTCATTGGAATACAGCCCGGTCGTGTATCTGTTCTTATGCGTTTTCAAACTGCGGCCAGTTAGTACACCGCTTAAATGCAAGCCCCTCACGCCGTCGATTTTTGGCTGCGACCACAGAGGGAATTTGAGTTTGGATTCCTTAAAATCCGTGGCGAGCATGGGCAGCATTAGCGGAGCTCCTTGAACAGTGCAACCAGACCCGGGATGTGTGGTTCCAGCAGTTCTGTAATGGCGCGTGCATATAGCTGCGCCTCGATTTGTGCGTGGCTGTGGTCACGCAGCGCCAGGAAGTGCATAAGGTTCCGAAGGTCCTGTTTCCAGATCCAATGCGTGTAGTGGTTCAGGGACAGGAATAGGCGAGCGTGCTCGGGAGCCACACCGCTTTCAATTGCACGTGTATAGCTATCGTATCCGTCTTTACAGTGCTCGTGAAGTACCGATTTGAAAGCTCTTTGTGTAGCCGCATCCAAGTTGTCACCCTGCCCTTGTTTCTTGTCAGCAGCTTTACCACCAACGGTTCCCGGGATGTACCATTCGGCCGGAAGCGTAACATAGCGGCCACTCACCTCGTTGAGAGTTGCTGTGCGGTGGCGAACGAATTGCCGGGCGACAAAAATGGGCAACTTCATTTCCAACCACACCTCAATGGACTCAAACGGCGTCATATGCTTATTCTGAAGCAAGTAACGCATGAGCTTCATTTCGATTTCGTAGCTGCGCTCCGCATCCATGCCATCAAAGCTCATGCGCGCAGAATTGGCAACGTCCGTATCGTCAGCATCGAAGTCCCGAAACATTACCATGTCCTCCTCGTCCCCCGTATTATCAACAACGACATCAAACTCGTTGCCCGTACAAGGTTTAAGAATCCGACGCGTCGGCCCAGCTAGATTTCGCAGCGTAACGAAACCGTGGTCGAGAACTTTTTTGGTGTTAACTTGCATACAGATTGCTCACTACTGTGGAGGATTTTAGCGTAGCAATGCCCGCATTCAAACAGACGCGAGCACGCTCGTGAGCTTCCAGCGCCCGCTCGTGTTCCTGATCAGCGCGGAGCTTGGCACGTTGCGCGGCTTTGAGTTGCCGTGTTGCGCTCTCCAGGTTAAGTTGCAAGGTGCCAAGGTCAATAATAGTGACTGCGAGTTTCTTCATGTGGTTTTTCCTGCTTTCTTCGCTTTCGCGGGTAGCACAATCCCCAAGGCTGGTGACCCTGGCTTGATAATAAGGCACTGGTCGAAGAGCTGCGTCTGCTCCGCGGTCAGCGTCTTATATTCCGCTGCAACGAGGGACGCCTTGTACTTCACCAAATCGTCTGCACGGATACCAGCATCCGCCAACGTCTGTTTCATCGCCCCTAGCGCCCCATCGTCGATTTCCCGGGTGATCGGGTACGTCCCTTTCAACACCCAGCCCTCGGCCAGCGGTGCAGTATTGGTGCCCTCCGCCGGGACAGGGAAATAGAACTTGAAAATCTTTTGCCGCAGCAGCATCTCGGAAATCTTGAGTGCTTTGAGTTCCGCCTGCGTGGTGTACCATTTGTTCAGGTCCTCCTGCGAGACTGTATTTTCTGGAATGTTTGTCATTGTTTGCTCTCGTGGAATTAAACGATTGAGGAATTCAAGGGAGTCGTGCGAACGAAACGGCTTCGTCCTCCGCCCGCTTGTCTTCCATCGCATGGAGCAATTCCGAAATTGAAAGGTTGATAGATTTGGTATGGCGCATCTCCGTCCTCTAATTTGTTAGCACGTTTGTAATTTTAAGTTGACACAGGTTGACACGCAACATTTAATTCAACCCACATCAGGGAGAGCAAGAATGCGATAGCACTTGCCGGAGAACACCCATTCCGCGGGAATCTTATCCTTGCTCATTTCCACAATGTGCCCGCTATCCGCCAAACTCCGCAACGCACTATCAAGCGCCTGTGATTGGCCTAACCTATGCCCAGTGAAGGAGTTGACACGCTGCACCCGGTTCTGTAGGAACTTGCGAGCCACTATGCCCTGCTGGCGCATCTCGTCCGGGAGCTTATAGCCAACAGCAATCGGCGCTCGCAAGTATTCGCGCATCACACTCAGCAGCTTCCGCTCGCGATTCATGTCTCCATTGCCAACATCCCCGTCCATAATTTTGTGGCTCATAATGCGGATGTCCCGATTAACCACATCCAGCGCCCATTGGGCGTGAACCTCCGCCACTACAGGAAAATCCGGGTTGTCACCAATACACAGCAACGCCGCAATCTTCAGCGCCTTTAAGTGCGCCCGGTTCCACATCTGACGCCACGCTTCGTCGTCCGACCTGTTGATTTCAGCGTCACAATGCTTGTCAAAGTCATAAAGTATTTTCGCAGCTCCTTCGTTCTGCTGTACCTCCACAGCCCCCGCCGCTTTCTCCTGACAAAAGTACCACGCGACTTGAGTCATTGCTGTCAGTGTCGCCTTAGCTTCCTCCGGGAAAGGGATTGGGGGAATAGCGCTGAGGGGTGGCCGTTCCCCCGCATACTCAATCACAACAAACCGGGACATGAAGCCATCCTGCATCATTGTGTCGGTAAGTGCCTCATAGAACGTGTCCGGTGTCGTTTCGCCTACCATGCTATAAGCAATCCCATTCGTCGCGTCAACATCCTTTTCCTTATCACTGTACCCAATGCCACCAACAATAGTTCCAGCGGACGACTTTTGATATAAATTAGTCAAGGCGGTGCGGAGTGATGCGTGGGCACTGCTACCCCCATCCTCCGCCATCCCTCGCAACTTGCGCCCCCATTCACCCGCCACGTTCAGGAAACTGTTTATCTCTTCCTTTCCGAAGGATTTAATAAGGGCAGGCCCGGATGCGAAGTCGCTGAAGTTTATAAACTTTGTGAATAGTGCTGTACCCCCTCCCGCAAGGGAATGAACGAGCTTGCTGATGCCGCTGTGCATTGCCTCCTTGCCCACTCCACTGCGAGCCACCAGCACAATATACAAGTTTAACCCGCTCCCGCTGATGTTATAAGCGCGACCGCAAAGCCCGGCCACAACACCTAGGGCGGACACAATCGCGACCTCCCGCACTGGGCGCGGGGCGATGCTATACATCCACTGTGCGATTACACCGACGAGCCCCGGGGGCCATTCTATTTGCGAAGGTTTTGGGCGTGTCGGAACGTCGAGAAGCTGAACACTATTTTTATGAGGGGTTTCGTCAACCCTGCTCATCAGCTTTTCAGCTAGTGCCCGCCCCACCTCATTCTGTTTCGCTTCCCGCTTTGCATCGCGTGCCAACAAGGACCGCTCGTGGGCGAGGGTGAGATTGATATAACGGTCGTTCTTCGTCGCTTTCTCCCTCTTACCCAGCTCGCTGAAACGAAACATCCTGCGGACTTGTTCATTCGCCGGGCTAAGAAAACAAAGGAACTGAACCAGTGCGCTATCCGCTTCGGATTGTGAAGGATAACCCAGCTCTTTCCAATTCCCCGCCCACAGCTTTAAGAACTTTTCCCCGTTCGCAGCATTGCTTGCCTTTTCCCACAACGCCTCGTCCGTCAACACCGCGCCCACTTCCTCCAACGCAACGCCCGGCGCCTTGTTTGTCCGCAACTGCGCCATCACCGCGTCAAGCTGCTCCTGGCGCTCCTCGATTGGCCCTGAGCGGAACGTGTTCCCAGTGCAGATGATAAATCGCTCCTGGGAATAAATTTCCATTCCATTCTGCCTGCACCCTGCGCCAATCGACCCACGGATCCAGATGTGGAAACCTTTACCGCTACGGGAATACTCCGTGTAACTGTCAAAGTGCTCAATCACTTTGTGGAAGAAAGCAAGTTGCTCCGGCGGCGTGTCTTCTTTGACATCCAAGTCGATGCAAGTATAGGGATCATCCTCCCCCAATACGAAGCCAATATGCGCCCCGCCCTCCTGCGCCACTGTGGTCACGCTATACCAATCGCCCCAGCACTCAGGGTCCGTTACGCTTGCCCGATGCCCGGTGTGCGTGTACGGGGATTTATCTTTCCCCGCAACGCACCATTTCTGAACCAGTTGCAATTCTTGTGGGATTGAACCCCAAAGAGCGTTCATTGTTGTATGAATGCGCGTTCAGCCGCATGGGTTGTTGCTCGCCGCGTATCAATTATGATGCGCCAAGCATTAAGATAGTCCTGCACCATGGCCCGCTCCCAAATGTAAATCTGCCCCTGAATGTAAATGGGATCCGGGAGCTTCCCCTTCTTCCGCGCCGCGAACACCGCAGTCCGTGTGACCCCGCAAGTGCTCATAATCTCTGAGCTGGAGATATACTTCTTGTCAAATTCAGTTTGAGTGGGCGTTGGCATTGTCTGTCCGATTATTTTGTCGATTGTGCAGTGTAAACGAAAGTAAGTATGAAAGTGACGAGCGTTTATGGCCGACGGGGGGTGCCCTGGGCAATTAGTTCGGTGACACGACTGCTCAATTCCTCCAACCTGGATTCATACTTAGCTTTCACCGCTTCCAGCTCTGCAAAGCAAAGCCGCCGTTCCTCCTTGTAAGCAGCTTTCGCCTGCAGAACGTCCGCATTGTATTGCCTGCACGATTCAACCCATTCACGATAAGCAGTCGACGCCGCTTGCTTTTCCGGGGACACGGGAAGCGAGGGTCTGCCCCTTGATTTCGATTTTCCAAACGACATTATTTCTTGTCTTAGTTCCGCACTGGTTCGAGGCCCGATGCAGCGGAGATATTTGTAAGCGTCCTGAACAGTTTGCATATCGCACGCGAACCACTGCTCAGGCCCGTCCCACCATTCCTCGCCGTCTGTAAAGACATAGGATGCGTATTGCCTGAATGGGAGTTCCTTCTTAAATGTGTACTCAATATTTTCGTGGGCTTTGTTCACAAGTGTTGTTCTATCAAACTCCCGTTCAACGCCTTCGGATCCGCTGAAGTTGAGCTCATTAGGAATTTTCCCAGTGCTCACAGCTTGAAAAACCCAACCCCTGACGACATCAGTGTGCGTTGGCCACAGGTCTTCCGGGAACCCCAATTCCATAATTTTGGCGCCCACGATTGGGAGATAGGCTTGGAAGTATTGCTCCCCTATTTCCTTTGACTTGTAGTACGGGAAATTTGGAACAGGTTTGCAGACTGCAAGACGGGAAGTTACATCCTCTGGCGGCAAGGGGCCAATGACGGGCAGGGGCTCCGTGGGGCTGGGATCCGGGGTTGTCCTTAGGGGAGTAAGGGGTGCGCCCGTTGCGCTTGCTGTAGGGGGCTCCTGCGGGGCGCTTGCTGGGTTTGCTGGTACTGCTTTGCCCATACCATTGCATTGCGGGCAAGTCCCTTCCAAGGGCTCTTCTGTTCCGTGGACGAGATTGTTACCCGTACCCGAGCAATTTGGACACTGCTCCAGTTTAGGGGCGTCGAAATTTATCCAGTCGAAAGGGAGGGGCTTAGGTTCTTGGGTTGGCATTGTGGGGGTCCTGGTTTGTGAATGATGGTGCATTGTATGGGATTAAACGGTGGTGTGTATGACATTTTATTTAATGTCAGGTATAGTGACGTTGAATTGGAGTGTCGTTAAAATAATGAAAACGAAAATAGGAAAATAGCGACGTATAAGCAAGTGTGAGTCTTGCATTAAGTGTGTGTGTAGAGCTTTTTATTTCCTCTACACATATACCCATAAAGAAAAAAAATGTTTTCCCATTTACCCTATTTTATTATTATTATTATGCTTATATATATTGTTTATACAGTGTAGTAACAGGTTTAGGAAAACCAAATTTCCCGGCCTATTTCTTTGCTTTGAACTGTGCAAATTTTAAGCACACCGTAAGCAAGCGGTAAGAAATTATAAATTCGGAAAATAGGAAAATAGGGCGCCGAACCTTGCAAATCGCCTTTAATGATGGGTTGTGGGTAATTTATTTTTTCTTGCATGGGTAGCTTACCTGAAATGCCATTACCTCACTCCTAGGCCCTACTGCAAAATAAGCTCACACTGATTCGTTTATTAGGGTATTTTAAATTTCTCCTATTTATCCTATTTTCGCAGTTCCGTCGTTCAAGTCGGAGCTAATGCTCAACACTGTGGTCGCTGCTCCCGCTTGCGTTCTATCAGGAAATTTTCTTTTCCATCCCGATTCCCGCGTGTTAAAGTAGCGTGACGGTAACGAGAAAGGGTTAGCGAATGCTTTACTACTAATGGGGACTCTAAATGCCTGAACGGGATTACACACGGCCCAGCAATGGGGGCAAGCGCCGCCACCATGTACCACCTGCAATAGACTCGGAAAAACTGAGGACTGTGGCTAGGATGAGGAAAGAGGGCCGCACCATGCGCGAGATCGCCGCCGCACTCGGCGTTGTCTCATCAACAATTTCGAACGCGCTGAATCATAAAGGTGCTTATCAAGGAGCAGGGATATGACCGACTACACACCACAACAGGCCCGCGAAATGATGGGGCATGCGCTGGATCACGGGACTACAGCACGGGCGCTTAAGTCGCTGGCGGGGCAAGCGGCGCGGTCCAAAATCCCGGCCGCAACTTGCGAATACTGCGATGGAACTGGGGATGTTCACTCTGCTGACGGAGAGTGGCGTGGTCGGTGTGATTGCGAAGTAGGAAAGGCCGCATCATGACCACCTACTGGGCGATGGAGTACCATCCATTCAGCAAACGCGCCAAGCCGTGGATTCACTATTCCAGCATCCGTACTACGCGCCGTGCGGCATGGGCTACTGCTTATGACAAAGCAACACCAGAGTGGACTAAAGAGATTGACCGTCGCCGCCGCAAGGGTCTGATCAAGTGCGTGCAGGTGACTGTTCAGAAAGTGGGTGAAGCATGACCACCGACAACCAGAGCCTGCCGCCCCTGCCTGCGCCGTACAGCGCCGAACATGAGGATGCTGGATCATTCTGGCCTGATACCTTCAGCGCACAACAGTTGCAAGCCTACGGCGACACCCGAGCAGCCCATGCGCGGAAGGTGGCTCTGGAAGAGGCGGCAGCTAATCTGGCGGATGCGTGGCACGCTGACTGTGAACACGGATTTCTGTTCATGAACGCCAGGGCACTTGAGGTATTCAGGCGGACCTACCCGAATTTAGACAACGCAATCAAGGAACTGAAATGAACACAATCGACGCGATGAAGCAGGTCAAAAAATATATTAAGGAGGGCTTGTACTGGCCCGCCACTAGAAAACTTGATGAAGCCATTGAACGCGAGGAAGCGCGGACGGTGGAGCCGGTAGGGTTTGCTTCAGTCCCACTAACGCCAAGCGCTGCTATGAACGCCGTCATGGAACAGGATGATTGGGAGTGGCGCGACGTACTCGTGGCAGCAGAAGCTATTACTGAAGAGCAGTACAACGCCCCGCCACCAAGCGGTGAGCGTGCAGAGCTGATTGAGAGACTGCGAGTTGGTATTACACACGATACCCGCGACGATATAGTGGCGAGCAGTTGCTATGATTTGGCGCATGCTGCTGAAGAAGCCGCCGACGCCCTGCAAGCCAGTGAGAGCGCAGCCGTGCCCCACGGTACCGCAGAGGACGCAAACAATTACTGCCGGATCCTAACCGCGCTGGGCATGGAAGAAGAAGGCGATCCGGTAGCGGAGGTGCATCGGCTAATAAGTGAGAGCGCAGCAGCCGAGCGCGACGAACTCCGCGCCAAGCTCGCGGCACTGGAGGGGCAGGAGGCGACATGAGCGGGTGGTCAGCCTTCTGGCTGCTGTGCGCTGTATTTGTTGTCTGCGAGGCGATTATTACCCTGCATGGCGTTGACACGATGCTGTGGCAATTCAAGACGCCAGCAGAGTTGGAGATCCAAAAACATCAAGGAACCAATCATGTTTAACGCTTTAATCAAACCCTTTGAGGAAACAAAATGAAAGAACCAAAAGACATCCAACCCGCGGAAATCCTTCCGCCACTGGTGCGCGTTGCACTCATCACCGCCGGGAATTGGAAGAACCTTGCCGCGATTGACCGACTGCATATTGACGCGAGAAATATGTATCCCCACTTGTTCCGCAAGGATGATGACGCGGCGCACTTGACGTGTAGGGTGCAACTATGAAATCCCTGCCAACTGTAATACAAGAATTCCGCTTGGAACTCCTGGGCGTGCTCCAGCAAGTGATGGAGGAAGCTGAGTTGACGTCAACTTGTCTGAACTGCAAGAGGTTTGATGAGGCGACGGAAACCTGTGGCCAAGTGCACCCACCTGTCCGCCCTCCAGCCCGCGTCATTGCTTTCGGGTGTCCGCAGTTTGATGAAGACGACGTTGATGCGGTACCATTCGAAGACAACCGAGCGCCAGCCGTGGTTGCACTGCGGGCAGCGCCCAAGCCTGCTCTCAAGTCTGGCTTCGATGATTTTGACGACGATATTCCGTTCTAGTTTTTACATAACTTTACAATTCCTTTCTGGGAAGTTCCTGAATTGGTGCTACATTAACTCATCAACAACTGCAAAGGAACTCCAAATGACTACCGAACAAACAACCCCAGAAAACCTAGACAGCGTGATGCGTCGCATTGCCAAGCTGCTCGCCATTGCGGGTGACGACCGCGCTAATCCTGAAGAAGCAAGCGCAGCGGCAGGGATGGCAGAGCGCATCATGCGGGAGTATCAACTCGAGCACGCCGATGTGATTGTTGCCTCGCTCAAAGCTGGCAACGATATGGCTGAGGGAGATTGCGTGGCAGCACCGAACACGAATGAGACAGCCCACCCGGAAGTCCCCACCTGGGCCAGCATCCTTGCGCTGCAAATTGCAAAGGCGAATGACTGCCGCTGCAAAATCCCGCGTCCTGACAAAGTTGCTGTGGTGCGCTTCTACGGGTTTGATGCTGACGTCAAGGTAGCTGTATATATGTTCAACTACTTAGTCGCAACAGTGAACCGGCTGGTTAAGGTTTACCTGAAGACGGATGATTATGCAGTGCTGGGCCGCGCATCCGCGAACAGTTATCGCCTGGGTGTCACAACTGGCATCAGCAGCAGCCTGCGGGCACTGACAGCGGAAAAGGCTAAGGAAGTTCGAGCAAGCTCCTCGAGTACCTCGCTGATGGTGATTAAGGCGCAATTGGTGGCAGAACGGTTTGGCGAGCAGAAAGTCAAATACAGTTCAAGCACCATCAGCACGGACGACGCCTACAGCAGCGGCATCTGTGACGGTAAGTCCGTCAACGTAAGCACGCGGGGTGTGACAGGTTCCAGTTCATCCGCACCACGCCTCGGGTGCTAAGATGGGCCCGAAACTCCTCGCCTTTGGCACCACCCTGTTCATGCTGGGGCGGTTCATCCCTGCGATGCTGGCGTTCTTAGCTGCTGGCTTCGCTTTCATCTTTGCGAAGGAATAACGATGGATTATAAAATTGTTGGCTGGCTCCTAGGTGGTTTTCTTTTCTTTGGTTTGATTTATTGGTGGATGGAAGTGGGCTCCGCCAGAATGCACTACAGGCAAGCTGTCAAAGAAATGGAAGCTCTGAAAAAGAGACTCCCTAGGGGGCGGCAATGACTTGGACGTTACCCGAATACACTGTCGCCGCAGCGGGCATCCTGTACGCCATCACGGGATGCGGTATGGCGTATCAACATAAATGGGGACTAGCGATTGTATACTTTGCTTATGGTCTGTCCAATGTCGGACTGATCATTGCTTCTCTTGAAACTGTGAAAGGATGAACAATGGCTCGCTTAATCGACACGATCACCGTTCGCATTCGACTTGACGGGCCGCTCATGTTGGTCAAGCGTTCTGAGGTGATCTCCTTGTGGTCACTCGTTGTGCTGCTGTGCGTGTTGGGGCTATTGTGCGGGCCGCTTGTATATAAGCAAGGGGTTAGCGAGGGCGCAGCGAGGGCGTCGAGTGCTGCTCGATTGCAAGCCCGCACAGCCGTTACACTGGCCCGCACGGAGGTTGAAGCGGAGATGCGGGCAGCGTGTTCCCCTTGGTACACCGACTCGAGAGCGAAGAAACCTGGATACATGGTTGTTTGCCGTGCCCCTCTTTTCATGAATGCACCCATAAAAGCAAACGACATCAAGGATTCGACTGTAAAATAATGCAACTGGAGAAACAATGAAAAACTTTAAAATCACTGTGGACGGAACCACTTATTCAGGCCCCTTCGCTTCCTCGTTTGACGCAACGATGGACGCGATGGACCGCTTTCCGGAGGCTGGGCGCATTGACGTCCAGGTGGCGTGATGGCATTCGGTTTAACAAGAACCATTGCTCCCAATCCTCCCCAGAGGATAAAGATTGCTGTCTGCGTGTTCCGTTCCGAAGATGCTATGGAACCGGGTCGCTGCCGGTTTTGCACAAGACACGTGGCTCTTTCCTGTGAGCAGCTTCCTAAAGGTGCCTCCTGGCAGTACCCGCCCAAGTTGCTTGACGGTGTTTGCCCAAGTAAATTAACTGGAGAAGCGAAATGAGAATAGACAAAGCACTCAACTCCCTGAATACAAAGGATAAGGCGGTGCGGGTGATGGCTTGGGATGACCTCGCGGACGCAATGAACCCGGAAGCAATAGACCCGCAACAGGCTCACATCGAACGCCTTAAGCGGGAACTTGCAATCATGAAATACGTTCACAGCGCTTTGATTGACGCTTTGCAAGCTGAACAGGAAAGGAGTGAGCGCGAACAGAAGTACATCCCCACGATGGTTGACAGGTTCCTTCAATGGCCACTACCAAAGGACTTCCATCCAAACTGCGGTGTCAAGTTCTCGCAAATCCATGACGACTGCTGGCCTGTAGGGATAAACTTGTTCACAGCTGATCAAGCGAAGGCAATGATTGAATACATGATGGGGAAACCAAAATGACAACCGCTCAATTCGGCCTTCTGATTGCTTGCATCTTTCTTCAACCAATTTCCGGTCGCATTGGAACGGGTATACTGGGTGTTATGTTCCTGGCTGCGGCACTGCTTACAATGAGGATCTTCTGATGATTAACATCCGAGCCAAAGGAGCCAGCGGGGAAACCGAAGTCGCGAAAGCGTTGGAAGCGATTATTCGTGAGTCCATGCTGGCACTTGAAATCCCAGCGCCAGCAGTCGCAATCGTGCAGCGCAATCAGAACCAGTCCGCGGTGGGTGGCAGCGATCTGAGCAATACATTTGGGCTGTCGATTGAAGTGAAGCGGCAGGAGCAACTCAGTGTGGCCACATGGTGGAAGCAGTGCGAAGCGTCCGCTATCCCGAACAATGAACGTCCTGTGTTGCTATACCGCCAGAACGGAAAGAAGTGGAGATGCGTGATGTACGGCGAAGCAGTGCTCCCCGCGGGCCCGCATTCAATCAGCAGTTCCGTCCGCGTCCTGATGGAAATTGATTGGCCACAGTTCCTCAACTGGTTCGCGTTGTGGGTTCACGCAAGGCTGTCCGCTGGTGAGCGACCGAGGGTTTGATAGCTCCATCACGTCACACCTTCAGTCCTTTCCGCTATACTACGCCTATTATTGACACAATGGGGCTTATAGCGTGGCAGGGAACGACATCGAGTTAGCGAGTACACTATCCGAGGACGAGCAGGCGCAGCGCAGGCGCTTCGTCCAGGAGTACCTTGTTGACTATGACCCGCTGGGCGCTGCCATTCGCATTGGGTTCGCTAAGGGGTACGCTGCACAATATGCAGCGCAGTTCATGGAGGAACCCTTTGTCAGAAAGCTGATCGCTGAAGACGGGGCGTCACTGGGCATCCTGGCTGACCCGATAAGTCACAAGCAGAAAATCCTCGCTGGACTGTACCGGGAAGCGAACAGCAAGTTCAACTCCGGTGCTGCTCGCGTAGCAGCGTTTACACAGATTTCCAAGATCACAGGGAACGACGCACCTATCAAAACTGAGCAGGCGGTGACTGTGACCGCCAAGGGGCCTGACACTTCGCATCTGAGTATCGAGGACTTGGAAGAAATCAAGCGCAAGATGTTCGGTGCCCCTGATGCTGCTCCCAAGTGAGATTGAACTAGACCGGGCAATCGCAGCTCGGTCCTTCGCTGGGTTCGTGCGTGCGGCTTGGCACGTCCTGGAGCCCGCCGCGCCACTTAGATGGGGCTGGTCACTTGACGCAATTTGCCAGCACCTTGAAGCGGTAACGAATGGGGACATTCTCAAGCTCCTCATGAATGTCCCGCCAGGGTGCATGAAGTCCCTGCTCGTTGGTGTGTTCTGGCCCGCCTGGGAATGGGGACCGAAGGAGCATCCCTCCTATCGCTATCTTGGCACCGCTCACAAAGAAACCCTAGCAGTCCGTGATAACTTAAAGTGCCGGCGCCTCCTTCAGTCCGAATGGTATCAAGCCCGCTGGCCCATCAAGTTTACGGGCGACCAGAACGCGAAGACAAAGTTCGAGAACGACCAAACGGGGTTCCGTGAGTGTATGCCCTTTGGCTCCATGACGGGTTCGCGGGGTGACAGGGTGTTGCTGGATGACCCCTTATCGGTTGACAGCGCGAACAGTGATGCGGACTTGGAAGCTGCAAGGCTCACATTCACGGAAGCATTGCCAACGCGGGTGAACAACGAAGCGTCAGCCATTGTGGTCATTATGCAGCGGCTGAATGAAAAGGATACCTCCGGGATTATTCTTAACGAGGACCTCGGATATACTCACTTGATGCTGCCGATGCGATTTGAAGCAGAACGCAGATGCACCACGTTCCTGGGGTTTACGGATCCACGCAAGGTGGAAGGGGAACTACTGTTTCCTGAACGGTTTAGCGAAGTCACAGTCAAGGCGCTTGAAAAGCAGATGGGGAGCTATGCAACCGCTGGGCAGCTTCAGCAACGTCCAGCGCCACGCGGTGGCGGGCTGTATAAACGGCACTGGTTCAACGTCGTGCAAGCTGTGCCGCTGGGAACGAAGATGATTCGGGGTTGGGACTTCGCTGCAACGGAAGGGGCTGGCGATTACACTGCGGGAGTGAAGCTGGGGCGCACGAAGGAGGGGCGCTTCATCATTGTGAATGCCACCAGAGCACAACTTTCGCCAGCTGGTGTTGACAGACTAATCAAATCCACCGCGTCCCAGGACGGATATACTTGCGCCCAGAGTTTCCCACAAGATCCGGGTGCAGCGGGGAAGGCGCAGGCCACCTATCAGGTCGGCCAGCTTGCTGGGTACATTGTTGCGAGCAGCACGGAGAGCGGCTCGAAATGGATACGGGCACTCCCCATGGCAGCTCAGGCGGAGGCTGGTAATGTTGATATTTTGGAAGGTGACTGGAATACAGAGTACCTTGACGAACTGTGCGAGTTTGACCACGGGAAGTACGACGATCAAGTTGACGCCACTTCTCGGGCGTTCAACGAGCTCGTGAATAACACGACTTTATCGACGTGGGCAAAACTTGGAAAATAAGTTAAAATAAAGTCATGTTCTACACCTATTTACACCGCCGCGAATCTGACAATGCAGTTTTCTATATTGGGAAGGGCAAGGGACGACGGGCGCATGACCCAGGAGGTAGGAACCCTTACTGGAAAAATACTGTCGCTAAGTATGGGATAAAGGTGGAAATTGTTGCTCGCTGGGAGTTAGAAGTCGAGGCTTTTGAGCACGAAATTTTCTTGATGGGTTGCTTTCGTAGGATGGGGTGCAAACTCACAAATCGCACGGATGGAGGCGAGGGTTCTTCTGGATGTAAGCATAGCGAGCAGACAAGACAAACATTAAAAACTCTTGTGACTACCCCATGGGCAGATCCTGTCTGCCGAGCAAAGTATCAAGCTGGTATGGATAAACCGGAAACTAAATTAAAACAAAGCAAAGCGGCTAAAGAAACAATAAGGAAGCACCCGGAAGCGTTTCATCTCCGGGTGGCTCAAATGCACACTCCGGAAAGTCAACGCAATAGAACTGCTGTACTAAGCTCACCCGAAGCGAGACTAAAGAATAGTATTTCCGCCAAAACAAGATTTTCTAAAGTGGAAGAGCGTGAGAAAGTAAGTATTTCCGCAATCGCACGCTGGGCTAAACCTGGAGAGTTGGTAAAGATGAGCAACGCGGCGAAAAATCGTTGGAGTAACCCTGCGGAGCGTGAAAGAAAGAGTGCTAATAGGGCTGGCAGAAAATGGGTTACGGACGGGCAGAATTCTAAACTTATCAAACCGGATGCTGATATTCCGCAAGGCTGGCGCCCTGGTAGAGCGGTTATTATCACCTACAATGCACCCATGCAAACAGAACAACCCAAGCCACAGCCCACCGAAGCCGACTGGATCGCTGCTGATCTAGCGAACAACGTGAACAAAGCAGAACGCAAGCAAGCACATAACCAAAAGCTGGCACTCAAAGACCAAGTAAACTATCTGAGCAAGGATGTCGCAGTACCTTGACACCGTTCACCCACCCAGCTTGATTGCTGGGGCGCCCCCCGTTATACTCCGCTCCATTGCGTGCGGCACATCGCCGCTCAAACACCCCCTACAGGCGACGGAGCATACTTACCCATGGCAACGCAACCGCAACGGACTAAGAGCGTGCAGCGCGACTCCGCCAGCGCATTGAAAGCTGACACGAAAGTTCGTGAGGAAGCTGCGAAGAACGGAACTACCCTCGACAGTTTCACAAATTTCGCGCACAATTTGGGAATAGGGGCAGACAACCCGCTCACCACAGCCTCCTACGGATTTAATCCGATAACGAGAAACAGAACACTTCTTGAGTGGGTACATCGCGGGTCTTGGATTGGCGGCATCGCTGTGGACGTGGTCGCCGATGACATGACACGCGCAGGCGTCGAGCTCAAAGGCGAAATAAAACCCGAAGACATTTCCCGGCTTGACGAGGTGTCAACAGAGCTTGGCATCTGGAATACAATTGGTGATACGATTAAGTGGGCGCGGCTGTACGGTGGCGCCCTTGCTGTGATTTTGATTGATGGCCAGGACCCCGGAACGCCTTTACGACTCAACACAATCAGAAAGGGTCAGTTTCGGGGTCTCCTGTCCTTGGACCGATGGATGGTGGAGCCGCAGCTCAACGATCTTGTGACAGAATATGGGCCAGCCCTAGGACAGCCAAAGTTCTACCGCGTAACAGCGCAAGCGCCCGCCCTTTCCAGCCAAAAAATTCATTACTCCCGATGCTTGCGACTGGAAGGGATTCGCTTGCCTTACTGGCAGAGGTTGATGGAGAACCTTTGGGGCTTGTCGGTTCTGGAGCGACTGTATGACCGCATGATTGCATTCGATAGCGCCACTACTGGCGCGGCGCAGCTTGTCTATAAGTCCTACCTCCGGACCTACAAGATCAAAGACCTGCGGCAAGTAGTCGCGGCAGGGGGTGACGCGCTGGCTGGGCTAACCTCATACGTGGACATGATGCGCCGCTTCCAAGGAATCGAGGGAATCACGCTTCTTGATGCGGAAGATGATTTTGCAGCCCAGGGGCATAGCGCCTTTGGGGGCCTTAGCGATGCGCTGGTGCAGTTTGGCCAGCAACTATCGGGCGCCCTGCAGATCCCGCTTGTACGCCTGTTTGGGCAGTCCCCGGCCGGGTTTAGCAGCGGTGACGCGGACTTGCGTAACTATTATGACACCATCAAGCAGCAACAGGAGCAGCAGCTCCGAGTCCCGCTGACCACAATTTACAGGGCAATGGCAGCAAGCGAGGGGATACAGGTTCCTGACGGAACACGCCTAGACTTCCGCTCACTGTGGCAACTGGACGACGTACAGAAGGCCACCATTGCCCAGTCAGTCGGTGATACGATTACGAAGGCCGAAGAAGGTGGGCTGATTGACAGAGTGACTGCGCTGAAGGAATTGCGTCAGAGTAGCCACGTGACAGGGATCTTCACGAACATCACCGACGACGCAATCAAGGAAGCAGAAAGCGAACCCCCACCACTTCCCGAAGACGTGGAAATTGCTGAAATCAAAGCTGACAACACCGCCAACGGTAAAGCGAAGGACGCCATGCCACGCAGCTCCGGAATTATTTTCTGGACCCCCGATGGGCGCTTGTTATTGCTGAAGCGCGGAACGGGTGGGGACTATCCCGGTTACTGGGCACTCCCTGCGGGGCACGTCGAAGCAAACGAATCCGAAATTGATGCAGCACGGCGCGAGACGTTGGAGGAGACAGGGTTTGATTACACTGGCCCGCTTCGGCCTGTAGTGAGCGTGGACGGGTTCACAACGTACGAAGCGGATGTGGACGAGTTCGACGTCCGGATTAACAATGAATCCTCGGACTCCCATTGGGCAACGCTTGCGGAAGCGAACCGATTGACGCTGCACCCAGCACTTCGCGAAGTTTTAGTCACAATGCGTAAACTGAGTTAACTAGCATGGCACTCATTTTCGGTAATAGCCGGGGCCAAACTGGCACGCGCCCGCTCATACCCGTCTAACCCGTATGGCAACTGTCAAACCCCGCCCCGCGGAAACTGATAACGAGCAGCGAAGGAAAGCTCGCGAGCGATTTCACCTGGCTGAAAGGTTGGAAGCGGAATACCTGAGAGCCCTGCGCCATTTAACGCGGCAAGTTGACCACATTGTGAAAGGTATGGCACCCGGTGGTGTGGTCAGGAACAGTGCGGAGCTCGAGAAGGTTCTGAGGGCGTACAGCCAGACAATTGAACCCTGGGCCCGCAGTGTTGCTGAAAAGATGTTGGGGCGCATAGCACGGCAGGGGGAGAACGCCTGGATTCAGATGGGGCGCAGTATGGGGCGTGAGTTACGCAAGGAACTGCAAGACGCGCCAACAGGCCAATTCCTCCGTGAGTTTCTGAACGAACAAGTGATACTCATCACGTCCCTACCTCTTGACGCTGCGAATCGCGTGCATAAGTTGACGCTCGAAGGCCTGACAAGCGGGCGCAGAGCGGAGGAGATTGCGAAGGATATTCTTGCTACGGGTAAGGTGACAGAATCCCGCGCCAAATTGATTGCGAGGACCGAGGTGGCTCGCACTGCTTCAGGTCTGACAATGGCCCGCAGCCTTCACGTTGGCGTGACGCATTATGTATGGCGGACTTCCGGGGATGCCGATGTTCGCAAGTCCCATAAGGAAATGAATGGCGCAGTGATCCCTTGGCATACCGCACCTATATTATCCGACGGCACGCAGACGCACGCCGGAATGTTTCCGAATTGCCGTTGCTATCCAGAGCCCGTGTTTATTGAGGAATAATTATTGACCTTGATACTCTGTCACTATCGATTGTATTATCAACCTCAACCTTATTATAATCACATCGTTCGACCCCGCCTTAGCGTAACACATTTATTCAACTGCTTCAAGGAATCTTTTTATGAAGAAACTTCTTTCTCTTGCGCTTGTGGCGCTCGCTGCGAGCTTCTCCAGCTCCGTATTCGCGGATGCGGCGTATCCCTACACGAACCCGACGTACATCGGCACAGCGATCAGCCCCGCTGCTGTCTACAGCGCTCCCGCTGATTACACGTTCACCACCAGCAATGTGGGCACCGCAGTTCTCCAAGTCAGCGGTACTTGTACCGGGTTGGTTGGCACGGTACAAGGTTCCAGCCAAGTTACGGGAGCTCCTGTCTGGGTCACCCTGCGAGCTTACCCGATTGTGGGTGGCGCATCGGTTGCAAGCGTTGGAGCTGCCGGCACTTGGCGAATTGACACAGCGGGTTATGGCCAAACCCGCTTGCACATCACCGCGCTGACTGCCACCTGCACTATCGGGATGAGCGGAACCTCTGCGCCCGCAATTGCTTTGCGACCAGTGGTTGACCCTTGCTTGTCTGATAGCATTGCCAAGTCCAGCGCCGTTATTGCCCAGGGCGCCAGCGCGACGACTAAGGTGGTTGACGCTTCTGCGGGGAAATCCATCTACGTCTGTGGCTATAGCATGACAGCAGCGGGCACCACGCCCACAGTCACAATCACTTCGGGTACGCACGTTTCTGCTGACTGTGATACGACTGCGGCTGCACTAACTGGCGCAATGCAACCCTCCGCGACCGTTGGGGTGCTGTCCTATGCAACCCCCGGCGCTGTGATGACAACCGCTTCGGGCTTCCAATTATGCCTTACTACAGCAGCGACAACCAGCGTGGCTGGCGTCCTTAGCTACGTACAACAATAATTCGGCCCCAGCCACCATTTAGCACCTTACAACACCATGGCACGCGGTTTATTCTATACGACCGAAAAGATTGGTCCCAAACAGAGCCTGACCCCGGAAGGGTTTCTGTTATGTGAGGAGGTGCCAGTGGCGCGTTCGGGGATGATGGTGTATGGGCCTGACGAAACTCCCATTGAAGCCGGCCCCGAAGGGATTGTGAAGATTTTCCGTGAGGACATGGATATTTTTCGCTTCGAGACCATTGCAAGCGCCCAGGGCAAGCCTGTTACAAATGACCACCCTGATGACGACGTGACGCCGGATGTCTGGAAAGACTTGACGCATGGTATTCTGATGAATGTGCGTCGGGGTATTGGCGCAATGGACGACCTGCTGCTGGGCGATATGCTCATTACGACACCCGAGGGGATTGCTGCTGTGAAAAGTGGCAAGCGGGAAGTGAGTCTGGGCTATGAAGCGGACTACACGGAAACAGCGCCCGGGATGGGGCGCCAGTCCAACATTATTATCAACCACATTGCTCTCGTTGAGCAAGGGCGTTGCGGACCACGTTGCGCCATCGCCGACCACAAATCAATCACCGTAAAAGAGGAAACTCCCATGAAAAATAAACCTTCCAAAATCCTTGATGCTTTGATGAAAGCGTTCAAGGCCAAGGACGCTGCCGAAGTTGAAAAGCTGGCGGAAGAAGTCAAGGACGCTGCAGAAGAAGGCGAGGGTGGAGAAACCCACGTCCACATCCATGCAGGGGAAGCTGGTGACCAAGGTGGTTCGTTTACCAAGGACGACGACTTCCAAGCCCACGTCGACAAGAACGAAACCGAACACGCTGAAATGTTTGCTCGGATTGAAGCGTTGGAAAAGCTGGTGGCTGGTGGGGACACTGACGACAAGAAGACCAAGGACGCGGAAGAGGAGGAAGCGGTGAAGAAGGAAGCGATGGACGAAGTACCCGAGGAGCTGAAAGAAGAAGCCTCCAAGGCGAAGGACAGCGCATACCTTGGCGACAGCTTCCGCGACACTGTGGCGCAAGCCGAGATTCTGGTGCCGGGGATCCGCATTCCGACATTCGACGCCGCGCAGTCTGTCAGCATCACGTTTAAGAAGATCTGCGGCTTCCGCCGCCAGGCGTTGGACCTTGCTTATGCACAGCCCGGCACCCGCGCCATTGTGGACGACGTGCTTGGCGGTCAGCCACTCGACACCAAGCATATGACGTGCGATGCAATTCGCACTCTATTCCGCTCTGCTTCAGCAATGAAGCGCAGTGAGAACAATCAGAACAATACGGCCGGTAAGGCTGTGCTGGATGGGGGAAGGAAGGCTGGCCCCATGTCGATCGCGGACTTGAATGCCGCGAACCGCAAACGGTACGCCGATCAGTAAGTTTCTCAACCTCACGCCAAAACTCTTGGAGCAATAGCAAATGAAAACCATTCGCATGAAAACACATGACGCCGCTTTCCCGTTCCGCATGGGCGCGGGATTCCCTGGCGACGTGAACCGCACGCACCCCGCCAGTATTGAGCCCTGCCTCATTGACGCTTCTGCACCCCCTACCGCTTATGGCCAGGCCGTGCTGGTGGACGCAACGACCCAAGGGGTTCGCCCCTACGCTTCCGGTGACCAGTCCGATACGGTTGCTTCGGGTTATGGTATTACGGTTCGCCCGTATCCGTTCCAACAATCCAGCGCCAGCAACTTTGGCGCTGCTTCTTTCGGTGCCGCTACACCGCCCGTCACTGGTGTGATGGACGTGCTGCGAGCAGGGTACATCATGGCGCTGGTGGTAGGAACTGCGGTGAAGGGTGCCCCGGTATATGTGTGGTCAGAGGCCAGCACAGGCACTCACACGCTGGGTGGCTTTGAGGCGGTGTATAGCTCGGGCAATACTACGAAACTGGCCAATGCGACTTTCAACGGCGGCTCGGATGCGTCCGGTGCCACGGAAATTGCGTTCAATATCTAACCCGCTCGCCGCATAACTTCAAGGAAACAAAATGAGCAAATTGATTCTTCCCCGTCGTATGAAAACACGTGACGTGATGACTTTCGACTCCGGCTATCGCACCATTGACGCCAAGGGCAATATGTTGGGCAAACCACTGGGCACCGCGTACAAGATGCACGACGGACGCACTGTGGACAGCACTGGCGCCTTCCTGGTTGGCGAGCTGGAACGCTTGGACTTGACGCTGCATGAGCCGCTGGCTGCTGTGACATGGGGCCGGGACATTGACCTCCGCGAAGACGTGACGATTGCGGACGAAGTGTCCAGCTTTACGTTGAGCACGTTCGGCGCCTCCGGTGGCTTGGGAACCGGCAACGGTATCGGCAACGGCAAGGCCTGGATCGGCAAAGACACGAACCAGATCTCCGGTGTGAGTGCCGACATTGCCAAGATCCCGCATCAACTGCGTCCCTGGGCGATGGAAATGAAGTACACCATCCTGGAACTGGAAAGTGCTGCACGCTTGGGCCGTCCTGTGGACCAACAGAAGTTTGAAGGCTTGCAACTGAAGCATCAGATGGACATCGACGAACAGGTTTACATCGGAGACACGAGCATGGGCGACACTGGGCTGGTGAACAACGCACTGGTGAGCAACGTGTCCAACTTGGCACCTGGCGTTTCTGGCCACACGGATTGGGCACGCAAGACGCCGGACGAAATTCTGGCGGATGTGAACACCATGCTGACATCTGTGTGGGCCGCTTCCGCTTGGGCTGTGATTCCGGGTCGCCTAATGCTCCCTCCCGCGCAGTTCGGGTTCATTAGCACGCAAAAGGTATCCAGCGCCGGTAATTGCTCCATCCTGAAGTACATCCAGGACAACAACCTACTGACCACATCGGGCAAGGGCAAGCTGGAAATTCTGCCGTTGAAATGGTGCATCGGCGCCGGTGTTGGTGGCACAATCGGCACCACTGGGACGGTGGACCGGGCTGTGGTTTACACGAAAGAAAAGAACCGCATCCGCTTCCCGATGACTTTGCTGCAACGCACTCCAATCCAGTTCGACAGCATCTACCACAAAACGACCTACTTCTGTCGTCTTGGCTCCACGGAAGTCGTATATCCGGAGTGCATCGGCTACTACGACGGTCTGTAAGTTGAATTGTTGAACTAAGTGACCCTCTAATGCGCCTCCGTTCCGCGGGGACGCATTGTAGGTCTCACCAGCTGGCGGGATTACTTTAGGAGATTACGAAAATGGATACCCAAGAAAAACCCGCTACAACCGCCCCAACACCCTTCCCAGCACCTTGGGCCGCGCAAACTGCGCCCGCAGCACCTACCCCCGAAAGCGCGAGCGTAGTGGTGGACGCTGCCGACCCCGCTCCGACGCTCTTTGCTGAAGCCAAAGAGGTGGTGGAAGTCGCTGACGAACTGGTAGATACGGTGACAGCAACGGTCCCGAAAGCGTTCAAGCTCCGCATTGACAATTTCCGTGAAATCACTTTCAAAGCAGGTGTCCAAGAAATGGAACGCGCCCACGCGGCCCACTGGTACAGCCACGCAAACGGCGTCCGAATTTACGATCCGAAAAAGTCCTAACCCCCGGTCTGCAATGCCCATTCAGCAAGCCTTTTCCAGGAACCCTCCTAATGCCAAACGAACAAAGTTCTTCTAACGAAGAGACCGAAACCCCAGCGCCACTCACAGTCGACGATCAGTACGTCCCTATCGCTGTCAGTGTCCTTCCTGAATCAGTTACACTTGCAACGCTCAACGAGCAAAATCGCAAGTATTGGAAAAACGCAGGAGGAGAACAATCATGAGAAAGACTGTGCATATTTGGCTGGATGGGAGTACGGCGCGGGATGCGTCCTTCCAATCGGGAGCAACTGTATTCACCAGCCACCGCAATGTCGCAATGGCTGCGACTGTTATAGGCCCCGAAAAGGGTCAGCCTGGGAGATACGACGTCAAAGTCGGGAACTCAACAATCAGCATCCCTGAATCCCAAATTCACACCACGAAGGAAGAGGCAAGCAAGGCGCTTGGCAATTCCAAAGACGCAAATACCTCCGGTGGCGCTGTAGAACTGGACCGCAAAATTCAAGCGTGCGTGCAGGAAATGAAAACTGCGTCAGGGCAGAAGTTGATGCAACTCAGACGCGAGCTTACTGATTTGAAAGCAGAACGCCGCGAACCAGTGCGCCCGGACACCAAAGACGCACGCAGCAGGAGCGACGTTCAGTTTGAATTGAAAAATGCGGAAGCGGTTGGGCTCGGTCACACGAACGCCAACAAGCGCATCCCGACCGAGGTGATGGAGAAAATCAACCGCTTGAAAGAGGAGTTGAAAGGGACGAAGGATGCAGCGTTGACCGAATCGCAATTCAAAACCAAGGTCGGTGAAATCAATTCGGTGTTGACAGACGCTGCACGCAAGTGCGAATCCCTGAGCAACCAACTCGACGCGGACGGGATGGACAAATGCGAAAAGCTGGAAAACTTAATTGACGCTGCTCGCAAGTACGCCTTTCAGATCCGCTAGTTATGACCATCTCCGTCCAACAGTTCCGCGCAGACTTCCCTGAGTTTGCGTCCAGCACGCAGTTCACCACTTCGCAGGTTCAATTTTGGTTGAACACCGCGTACAGCTTTCTGAATACGCAACGCTGGGGCAGGCAGATCGACATCGGAGCGGAGCTTTACGCTGCTCACAATGTGGCTATTGAAGCACGGGCGCAGGCCGAATCCGCTAATGGTGGTATTCCCGGTCAACAAGTCGGGCCCATTGCTTCCAAATCCGTGGATAAAGTGTCTGTAGGATATGACGTTGGATCCGGCACAGTTGAAGGCGCTGGTGACTGGAATTTGACAGTTTATGGCACGCGATTTATTCGCATGGCGAAGATGTTTGGCGCTGGTGGCATTCAAATTGGCATCGGTGCAGTTCCGAGCAACGGCGGACAGGGGTGGCCCGGTCCTTTGACGACGCCTGGTTTTAGTAACTTCTAAGGATTTGCAATGACAACACACATTTACATTCACGCGGGTAAGACACGGGATGCAGACCCAACTATTGAAAAACTGGAATCTGCTATTCGCGAGCTTGATCAAATTTACAACAAGCTGAACCCTTTGAGCAAAGGGGCCGCTGAACGTATGGTGGATGATGCGCAGAGCCTTATTGCCAAAGCACAGGGTTCTTTAAACGTAGCTATTCGAAATATCAAAGCGGAACGCTAAATGAAAAACCCCGCTCGCCTCGTTCTCGACAAGCTTCCGAAGTTGAAGACTTCGTTTGCAAAGCTATCGAAGAGCGACGTGCTGGTGGGCGTGCCACAGGAAGAAGCTCCTCGCAAGGACGTTGAAGACAAACAACTAATGAACAACGCCACCATGGCCTTTATTCATGATAGAGGCTCGCCTGCTGCAAACATTCCCGCCCGACCTTTCATGGTGCCTGGAATTCAAAATGCGAAGCCCGGGATTGTAATCCAGTTCAAAAAGGCGGCTCAGAATTGCTTGCACGCAAACGACGGTGAAATTGGCGCAGCATTGACCAAGGCGGGAATGATTGCTCAGTCCTCGATCCGCTCAGTGATCAACGCCGGCATAGCGCCCCCGCTTGCCGACAGCACACTTCGCGCTCGCATACGGAGCGGCAAGGCGGTAAAGGGCGCTAAGGCCGAGCTTGCGTCGCGTGCAGAAGGTAATGCTCCGGGCATGGACCTTGCCAAGCCTTTGGTGCAGACGGGGCAGCTTCGCAATTCAATAAATTTCGTGATTAGGAAGAAATAAATGACAACACTGCACATTCAGCTGGGCTCGAAGAAAGTAAAAGACGGCAATCAAACTGATCGGGAGTTCCGTGAAAACATCCGCCGCGCAAAGGAAGCCGCTTCCGCAGGGATGCGGGCTTGCATGGAAGCGGAAACGGACAGCCCTACGAAAGCGGCCAACATTGATAAAGCCGCAGCACCATTTCGCCAGGCCAGCGGGATCTTGGATAGAATTTAATGCCCCTCCTCGACGTCACCCAAATCCTAACCGATCCGGATTTCGCGGATAGCTTTGCTGTGCGCCGTCGGACGGATGTGATTGATTCGCACGGGCGCAGCGTACCGACGGAGCAGACGTTTTCACCCGTGATAGGGGTGGTCACTGCGAACAGTCCTAGCGACTTGGACCGTAAGGAAGACTATCAAACAATGAGTCGTTCTATCACGGTCGTTTGCAGGTTTGCGCTGAGAGGTGAAACGACAGATTCTCAGCCTGATATTGTGGTATGGCGCGGATCTAATTTCCTTGTCAAGCACGTAGATCTTTATCCACATTTCGGCGCTGGGTTTTTCCAGGCTGAATGTAGCAGTATGAACAAGACGGACAATGCGTTGCAATCAGGTTTGATACCTCAGCTCGCTTTCAACGTCGCAGCGAATTCAACTTATTCTATTTTCCAAGGATAGCCATGCTACTCAAAATCGTTGATTCACTTGGCGTGCAACAGACCGTCATTTTCCGAACGCAGGAAGCGGTAGTTGACCACAGTGGAACCATTGCAACAACTGCGGTGGCGCAGGTTCTTCTCGACGCAAACACGTTTCGCAGCGGTTGGATCATGCAGAACAGAGGCGTGAATCCGATGTACGTGAATGAACTGGGCACAGCAACGGTAGGCGCTGGGAGCTTTGCAATAGCGCCCGGGGCAACCTTCCCTCCGCTGGGATTCCCGGTCGGTGTGGGCGCGATTAGCGTTCTGGGCACTGCGGCGGATGTGTTTACTGTGCGGGAGTGGTGATCATGGCAACTCATATTCACGTGCATTTAGGGCGGACGAGAGATGCTGTGTCAAGTGGTAATTCCTTTGGAAAAGCTGAATTGAAAAAAGCGTTGATTTCCGGTGGACTGTCCGAAGCTGGTGCGGATCTTGTTTGCTCTAAAGTGTCCGCCAATAATGTTGTGAACGGTACAGTAGAAGGCTTCAAAGTTTATGCGGGTAAAACAGGGCAGGGCGGTTCCTATAGCTGGAGTCTGAGTTAATGCCCAACTCCAGCGCCACCGGGGGTTATCTTGCCCCCGCCCCTTCCCCCTCTCAGCTCGAAGATGACGCGCTGACGGACTTCCTGCACGATTGGGTCGTCGGGATAAGTGGAATTGATAATGCGAATGTGCGCCCGCGCTGGCAACCGGAGCCAGCCAATATCCCCGCAGAGAATGTGAACTGGTTGGCTTTCGGTATCATTAGGAGGTTGACAGATACCTATGCGGCGGAAGTCCATAACGCGTCAGATCCGGGCTATAATCAGACGCGCAGGCATGAGGTTCTATTCCTTGCTGCTACATTCTATGGCCCAAATCGAAATGCGTATGCTAGGCGATTGCGGGAAGGGATGCAAGTTGCACAGAATCGGGAAATTCTGTCATTGAATAATATGGGGTTAGTTGAGAGCGGTGATATCATGACTAGCCCGGAACAGGTGAAAGACAAGTGGTATCCGGGTGCGACATTCACGTTCAGTATCCGGCGGCAACTTGTGAGTGATTACGCAGTCCGGAATATACTGAGCTCGGGTATAGAACTGGATAATGTTCATTATGTGGAAACGATTACAGTCATCTAGGAGTAATTCATGACAAACGCGCTAGCGATAAATCGCCTGGTAAATGTCCAAGTTAACCTGTCCCCGCTTGCGGCGCAGATGCAGAACATTTCAACGCTCTTGATTCTGGGCTCGACCGGGGGTGTTATTGACACAGTCGAGCGTTTCCGTAGTTATACCGGCCTGGATGGGGTTGCTGCCGACTTCGGCACCACGGCGTCGGAATACTACGCCGCCAATCTTTGGTTCCAACAAGCGCCGCAACCCGTGTCTTTGCAGATTGGACGTTGGGCAAAGACGGACACTTATGGCAAGTTACTTGGCGCCACGCTATCCGCAGCCCAACAGCTTCTGGCGACCTGGACAGCGATCACCACGGGTGCTTTCAAGGTTACTGTGGACGGGGTTCTTAAAACGCTGGCTTCACTGGACTTCCATCTGCAGACAAATCTGAACGGCGTTGCTTCCGTTATCCAAACCGCGCTTGCGGGGTCCGCCACTTGCGTCTGGAATGCAACTTACAACCGCTTCGAGTTCACGTCAACCACTTCGGGCGCTTCTTCCACGGTCAGCTTCTTGACTGCGCCCGCTTCCGGGGTTGATATTTCCGCGATGTTGGGCGGGCTCAGTACCTCCAGCGGTGCATACGCTGCGAACGGGGTGGTTGCTGAAACTGCACTGGCAGCGGTAACACTGTTTGACCAGAACTACGGACAGAACTGGTACGGGCTCACTGTACTCGGGGCAGCGGATGCGGATCACCTTGCGATTGCTCCGTACATTGAAGGGGCAACTTCCAAGCATGTTTATGGCGTCAGCACGCAAGCGGCAGGCACCATTTCCGCAGTCAGTACGACGGACATCGCCTACCAACTCCGCCAGCTCGCTTACAAGCGGACCGTCGTGCAGTATTCCAGCTCCAACGCTTACGCGGTGTGCAGTCTGCTCGGGCGTATCCTGACCACGGATTACAACGGGAACAACACGGTCATCACCCTGATGTATAAGCAAGAGCCCGGGATTGCAGCGGAGACGTTGAACGTATCGCAAATCACGGCGCTCGAAGCTAAAGGCTGCAATGTATTTGTCGCGTACAACAATTCAACCGCAATCATTGAACCCGGCGTCGTATCCAGCGGGGACTTCCTTGACGTCATTACGGGTACAGATTGGCTCGCGCTGAGTATTCAGACTTCAGTTTACAACCTGCTCTACACCACGACAACCAAAATCCCGCAGACGGATCAAGGGAACCAGCTCATCGTTACAACAATTGAAGCGGAATGCTCCCGCGCAGGTCGCAACGGCTTACTGGCGCCGGGCGTGTGGCAAGCCGGCGGATTCGGTGCATTACAACAGAATGATTTTCTACCGAAAGGCTTCTACGTCTTCGCTCCGCCCATTGCACAGCAAAATCCAGCGGATCGTGCTGCTCGTAAGTCTGTTCCGATTCAGATTGCGGCGAAGCTTGCTGGGGCAATCCATTCCGTAGATGTAATTATTAACGTAAACAGATAAGGAGTATTCATGGCGACTTATTCATTTCTCGATACGCAGGCCTCCATTGTGGGCCCTGGCGGTGCAATCAATCTGGGCCAAGGTGCTGGGGCTGCTGAGGAAGGTATTGATATTGAACCATCCGAAGATATTGGCAGCATGGCGATTGGCGCAGACGGAACGCCAATGCACAGCTTGCACGCGAACAAGAGCGGCACTGTGACGGTGCGCTTGCTGAAGACTTCCCCGGTGAATCAGAAGCTGATGCAGATGTACAGCTTCCAGACTGCTGCTGGCAGCAACCACGGGCAGAACACCATTTCAATTGGCAACACCGCAACGCAGGACGCAATCACTTGCCAGCTTGTCGCATTCAAGCGGGCTCCGAAGATTGCTTACGCCAAAGAAGGCGGGACGAATGAATGGGTGTTCAACGCGGGCATCATTGACCGTGCTCTGGGCAGTACGACATAATGGAACTCGATCTTTCCGGGCACGCTTACACCACGGGCGCCACGCGCCTTGACGCTTTCAGCCAATTGCACATCGCACGAAAGATGGGCCCAGCGCTCCCATTGGTGGAGGGCCTTGTGGCTACTGAGAACGCGGACAAAGATAAGGGGATTCTGACTGTCCTTATCTTTTCCCACATCAGCGACGCTGACACGGAGTTCGTGATCCACAAGTGCCTGTCCGTGGTGCAGCGGCGCCAGGAGAGCGGGAAGTTCGCCAAGATCCAGGCCCCGGACGGGTGTTTGATGTTTGACGACATCCCAATGATGGATATGCTTCAACTTGCGATTGCAGTTATCGAGGAGAACCTGGGCGATTTTTTTCGTACCGCCCTTGGCAATCTAGCGAAGGTGCCGGGGGCGGAGGCGTAGCTTTAGTCACAATGGCAGGCCAGGAAGACTGGCTACTGCGGCCAGTGCTGAGGGGGCTTTGCAAATATGAATCCCTCCGCAACGGTGCCTTAGGGTTGTTGGACATTGCGAAGATGAACGAGGCTATGGATGTTGAAACCGAGAACAGAAAAAGGCTGAAATAACATGGCTGGCACCGCAGAAGTCCTTCAGGAATACCTCGTTTCAATTGGCTTTCAGACCGACGCCATTTCCCTTCGCAAGTTTGAGAACACCCTCAGCGCGACAGGCAAGAAGGTGCTGGGCGTTGGCGTTGCTGTGGCTGGGGTCGTGGCGAGCGTCGAAGCTGCTTCCGCTGCATTCGCATATTCAATGCGGAAAATCTATTTCCAATCCGAGTTATCTGATTCAACTGTCAAGAACTTGAAAGCGATGGAATTTGCTGGGAAGCAGATTGGCATCACTGGCGACAGTATGGCAAGCTCTATCCACGGTATGGCGCAGGCGATGCGCTTGAACCCTGGATTGCAAGGCTTGATTGAAAGCTTCGGGGTAAAGGTTACAGGGCGTGACACTAGTGATGTGATGAAAGATTATGTCGCTGCTCTTAGCAAACTCCCTGTGTATGTGGGAACACAATATGCAGGACTGTTCGGCATAACCCCCGACGACTATCTGCAAATGACAACCCACCAAAATGAATTTAATGCTGCACGCCAAACAATGCTTGATATGTATAAGAACTCAGGCGTTGATCCGGATGCCGCGAAAAAAACGATGTTGGAATATGCGACGTCGATGGATGTACTGGAAAGCAAATTGTCCCTCCTTGGTCAATCTTTGCTGATGAAATTCGCTCCTGTCTTCAAAGTTATTAGCCAGGGGTTAAGCAACCTCCTTGATATGATGCAGACGGATCTGAATCCAAATGACCCGCAGGCGCAGAAAAATGAATCCGCGGAACTCGCTCGTCGTTGGGCGAATACTGGGAGCCCCATTGTTGCTCGCCCAAAACTCGGTCGTTCTGTTTCCGGTAAAATAACGGACCAGAGCGGAGGATCCCAGGGTTTCGGGACCTTGGAAAATCAGTATGGGCTCCCTACGGGCCTACTTGATAAAATGTGGAATCAGGAATCAGGCCGCGGTAAGCACATGGTCAGCCCCGCGGGCGCCAAGGGGCATTTCGGTTTCATGGACGCCACTGCAAAGCAATATGGCGTGACGGATCCGAACAACCTGGAGCAATCTTCGGCTGGCGCATCCAAAATGATGCAGTACCTGATTCACAAATACGGGGACACTGGAAAGGCTCTCGCTGCTTACAATTGGGGCGAGGGGAATATGGATGCGTACCTTCGCACTGGAAAGGGCGCCAAAGGGCAAGCAATCCCAGCGGAGACGCAAAATTATGTGGCTTCTCTTACTGGAGCTCGCCTTGGCGCTGGTGGAAGTCCCGCCGTTGCAATGACGCAGACGACGACCATCACTGTCAATGGCTCCAATGCGGATGCCACAGGAAAATCTGTTGCTGAACAACAGACGAGAGTGAATGCGGACCTCGTTCGCAATCTGAGAGGAGCAGTCGAATGAACTTTTCAGGTTTCGTTAACGCCGGGCTCCAACTAGGGCTCCAGTCTATTGTCATCAAACCCCAGCGGGGGTTCAGGAACATTAAACTGGCGGATGGTTCCTCGCTTCCTGATATCACTGCTCAGGCGGTGATTGAGGAAGCCCATGTTGACACATTAGAGATCACGGAGCACCCCGTTGAGCAAGGTGCGTCGATTGCGGATCACGCATATAAGCGACCCGCGGAAGTGACGCTTCATTTGGGGTGGTCTAATTCCCCTTCTTCCTCCGGCTCGCTTGTCAACCAACTTATCGGTGCAGCCGCAGCAATATCACCGTTAGCAAAAAATCTGGCTAATGTCGGCAGCATTGTGCAAGGTGCGCTCGGGGTCCAGAGTAACCTGAACGGCGACGGTATTGCTCAGATCAAAATTATTTATGCAAGCCTCCTGAACTTGCAAATGACTCGCGCCCTGTTCTCGATTTATACAGGCAAGCGTTTCTATACGAATATGGTCTGTAAGTCACTATCCACAGAATCGGATTACAAATCGGCTAATTCCCTCCCAATCAAAATGGTATGCCAGCAGGTGATCCTCGTGGGAACTCAGACAGTGCAACTCGACAAGAAATACCAGGCGTCACCGGAGCTTACCGCTTCGACAGTTGACAACGGCCAGCAGTCAACTCGATCGGGGAAATGATGGCAACTTTCGAAATCCCGTTGACCCCGGATTCGCAGACCTTTACGATTGCGCTGGCAGGGACCTCCTATAGGCTTACTGTACGCTGGAGCAGCGCGGTAGGTGCTTGGGTGCTGGACATAGCAACGCTAGTCGGCACTCCCCTATTGGCGGGTCTCCCGCTCGTTGCTAACGTCGATTTGCTGGCTCCATACGGGTACATGAATTTCGGGGGCCAGCTGATTGCTCAGACGGACAATGCTTCGAACGAGCCCCCAACTTATGAGAATCTTGGTATAACCAGCCACCTTTATTTTGTAACACCATGAGCGATCCAACAGTCCTCGCACCCGCCACTGCGACAGGCAAACGGCAAAACAACACGCAATGGATTCGCCGCGTTAGCTTGTTGCTCCAGGGTGGGGATAAAGGTCTGGAGCTGGGCGCTTTCCGCATTCGCTTTCAGACGCAGAACACGGATACGGAATCCCCGAACAACTGTTCCATTCGTGTTTACAACTTAGCAGACAAAACTATTGCCCAGATAACCGGCAAAGGAGAATTCACTGGTGTCGTTCTCAACGCTGGTTATGAAGGGGGAAATTATGGTGTAATTTTTCAGGGCTCCATTAAGCAATTCCGCGTCGGCCGTGAGAATGCGAAAGACAGTTACCTTGACATCTTTGCCGCTGACGGTGATATTGGATACAACCAAGGCATCGTTCGCGCATCCCTTGCGAAGGGCACCACGGCTTACACTGCAATGCAAACGGCCGCAGGCGCCATGCCCGGCATAGCTGACATGGATACGGGGGCACTGAAAATCGACAAGCAACATATCCCGAGTATCCGGGGGACTGTACTATTCGGGATGGCACGCGCAAGACTTCGCAATCTAACTTCCAATCTGGATGCAAGCTGGTCAATTCAGGATGGCAAGGTGGTAGTCACAGCCAATGAAGGGTATCAAGAGGGCACCGCTGTCAAGATAAATGTAGCCACGGGGCTTATCGGTTTACCGGAGCAGACAGGGGAAGGGATTAAGATTCAGTGCCTCCTCAATAGCCGGATAAGAATTGGGGCGCTGGTACAGCTTAATAATTCCGAAATCGTGCAGACGATGCAGCGCGATTCCAACGCCGCACCCATTGCATATAACCAATGGGCAGCATTCCAGAACATTGCGCCGCTGTCCGCGGACGGGGTATATCGCGCCTTCGTGGTAGAGCACGAAGGCGATTCCCGGGGCCATAATTGGTACACGAATATCATTGGCCTGGCGGTCGATATGACGGTCCCAGCGGATAAAGGGGTGATTCCACAATGAACAGACTCGAACGATTTGAAAGCCCGCAGGAAGCTCTAATGTCCATGCTACAGGGCTGGCAGGCGGACGTATGGACCGCGCTGCCCGGTATTGTGCAGAGCTATGACCCTGTGGCCAAAACCTGCACTGTACAGCCCACAATCCAAGCCCGTGTGACTGCGGCTGACGGGAGCAAGAGCTGGGTATCGCTTCCGCTACTTCTGGATTGCCCGGTGTACTTTCCGTCAGGTGGCGGGTACACCCTTACATTCCCAATCACAGCGGGTGACGAATGCCTTGTGGTATTTTCTTCGCGTTGCATTGACGCATGGTGGCAAAGCGGGGGGATTGATATCCAAGCCGCCACTCGGATGCATGATCTTTCTGACGGATTTGTATTTGCTGGCATAAGTTCGACCCCCCACGTTCAACCAAATTTATCCACGAATGCAGTTCAGTTGAGAAATAATGCTGGAACGGTTTATATTGAAATTGACGGAACCGCTGTCAAGGTGGTGACTCCAGGTTCCGCTTCCATCACCGCCCCCTCAATAGCACTTATTGGGGATGTTTCCATCACAGGGGCACTTCACAATAATGGCGTCAACATTGGAAGCACGCACGTTCACGGTGGCGTTGCTTCGGGCGGATCTAGCACAGGGGGACCAACATGAATTATCGGAAATTAGACGCAAACGGCGATTACACATTCGGCCAAGGCTCCGGAAACTTTTTCACGGATTCCCCCGAAGCAGTTGGTCAGGCTGTGAAGACCAGGCTAGGGTTGATAGAAGGGGAGTGGTTTCTTGACACTTCGCAGGGGACCCCGTACAATTCGCGCATATTGGGCGCTGGAACAGTTTCGCAGTATGACCAGGCTATTCAGGAGGTGATTCTGAATACTAATGGTGTGACGCGGATTGTTTCATACTCCAGTCAAGTGGATTCGAGTTCTAGAGCCGCTGGTGTTAACTGCACCATCGATACGATTTACGGGCAAACAACGCTATCAACTAGTCTATGAGTTCCTACCCTCTTGCAACGCTGGCGCCCACAATTGATAGCACGGGCATCTCCGCGCCTTCCTATGAAGACATCTATCAAAGCCTGCTCGCTTCATTTAGATTGATTTACGGTTCCGGAGTGTATGTTACGGCGGATTCCCAGGACGGGCAATGGATTGCAGTTCTCGCTCTCGCCATTTATGAATCCAATCAGGCAGCAATCGCCTGCTTCCTTTCTTTCTCCCCAACTTATGCACAAGGCGCGGGTCTATCCGCCCTCACCTTGATCAACGGTCTCACCCGCAAATCATCATCCTTGTCTACAGCCCCGGGAACAGTGATCGGTGTCGCGGGTACGGTTATCACTTCGGGGGTCGTGAAAGACATTTCCGGGAACTCCTGGAACCTCCCACCAGTTGTGATAGTTCCGATTGGCGGAAGCGTAACTGCCACCGTCACCTCACAGAAACCGGGGGCAACGGTTGCCCCGTCTGGAACAATCAACTCTATTGCCACGCCCCAACTCGGATGGCAAACCTTCACCAGCACGGCGGACGCCACGCCAGGGGCTGCTGTGGAGTCCGATGCTGAATTGCGTCTTCGCCAGACTACTTCGACCGCGTTGCCTGCTCTTACCATCCTGGAGTCCATGTCTGCTGCGATTGGGAATGTCCCCGGGGTCACCCGTTATATATGCCTGGAAAACGATACTTCAGCAACCGACGCGAACGGAATCCCCGCGCATTCTCTTGCTGTGGTGGTGCAGGGGGGAGATAGTGCGGCCATTGGTGCAGCCATTTCAAGCAAGAAAAGTATTGGGGCCCAAACATTTGGGACAACCAGCGTGATTGTGTACGGGACCTATGGTTTGTCCGCTGTGGTCAACTACTTTGTGCTCGCGCCGGTCCCTATTTATTACGCAATAACCATCAAAGCCCTGCCTGGTTATGTTTCTTCAACAGGTGTTTCAATTATTAACGCGCTCGCTGCTTTCACAAATGAGTTAGCAATTGGGGAGGATGTGTACACGGCGCAGGCGCAAGCCGCCGCTTCTCTTATTACATTGGGAGTCGGGCAGACTTTTTATGTGACCGCTTTTGCGTTAGGAATTTCCCCTGCCCCAACAGGTACAACGCCGCTGGTCATTCTTTTCAATCAAGCTGCCTCATCCCTGGCTGCTGACATTACGCTTACGGTGATTTAAATGCCTTTTACACCAGACCTCCGTTCCGCTCAAAGCACTGAACTCACATGGGGGCAGGTTGACGGTAATTTCCAGGGGCTCGCCAACGCAGCTAATACTAACGAAGTAGCGATTGCTCACGCTGTGCAAACTGCGGGGGATGCCGCAATTGCTCAAACCCACGCGGCAGCACTTAAGCCAATTCTGGTCAACGGAGACGGATTTGCAATCGCGGACAGTGAAGACCTGTTTTCGCTAAAAGAAGTCACCTGGGCAATCATTAAAGCTGGATTCAAGGCCTATGGGGACACCCTGTATGCTGCTATTGGCGGGGGCGGGGGTGGGGGTGGGGGTGGGGGTGGGGGTGGGGGTGGGGGTACTCCTACGACAAACTATAGTCCGACAACCGCAACCCTCAACCAAACAGCCTTTTCCGTCAGTTTCACTTATACACCAGGAAGCCATAACCTTCAGCTATTTATAAACGGGGTGCACCTTTCCCCCGCTGACTTCATAGAAACAAGCCCCACAAGCTTCTCGCTCACCGTCGGCGCAGCACTTAATGATTTAGTTGAAGCATTTACGTTTTCTGGTGTAACTGGACCAGCGGGACCAGCGGCAACCATTGCGGTAGGAACTACAACAACAATTGCCGCTGGGTCTCCCGCTACGGTAACAAACGTGGGTACTTCTTCCGCCGCAGTGTTTAACTTCGGGGTCCCCAAAGGCGTGGACGGGCTAGGAACCGGGACAGTTACTAGCGCGTCCGTCGCCACAGCGAACGGCTTTGCTGGGACCGTCGCCACCCCAACGACAACACCTGTTATCACCATTACAACGAGCGTGACGGGAATTGCCAAAGGCAATGGCGCAGCGCTGTCAGCAGCAACTGCCGGAACGGATTATTCAATCGGCACTGCGGCGCTTATGACGGGACTGTTGAAGTCCACCACTTCAACAGGAGCGTTGTCGATCGCCGCCAACTCGGACCTACCCACGATGTCCGCCACTGTGGGTGGGGCAGTCCCCACACCGCCAAACAATACGACGACATTTCTGCGGGGGGACGGGGTATTTGCTACTCCGGCCGGTGGAGGCACTGGGACAGTCACGTCTGTCTCTGTGGTTACAGTCAATGGCCTCGCTGGCACAGTTGCAACTCCGACAACCACCCCGGCAATCACCCTGACAACCAGTGTCGCAGGGCTTGTAAAGGGCAATGGAGCTTCTTTCAGTGCCGCAGCCGCGGGAACGGATTATGTAGCGCCCAGCGCTTATGCCTCCGCCAATGGACTTACAATGTCCACCGCGAAGGTGCTAGGGCGTGCTACGGCAGGGGTGGGGGCGGCGGAAGAACTTTCAGTCACCGGAACTGGCAGTGTTGTCCTTGCCAGTTCCCCAACACTGGGGACCCCTACGCTGGGTGTTGCTTCCGCAACCAGCATTAATAAAGTAGCAATCAGTGCCCCGGCTACTGGTGCGACTTTAACTATTGCTGACGGAAAAACACTAACCGTCAGCAACTCCTTAATCTTGGCGGGCACTGACGCAACAACATTAACGATGCCGGCTACTACCGACACGCTTGTTGGCAGAGCCAGCACGGACACGCTGACTAATAAGCGGTACACACCAAGGGCAGTGACTGGCACGAGTTACACGACCAGCACGACAATCAATGGGGACGTGACTGATATTTATATTGTCACAGCGCAGGCCGGGGCATTGTTGTTCAACAACCCATCGGGCACGCCAACGGACGGACAGCCACTATGGATTGCCGTCACCGGAACTGCCGCAAGAGCATTGACATGGGGCACCGCCTTTGAGGCCTCCACTGTGGCTCTACCTACTACGACAGTAACAACAGCAAGGCTTGACATGGGCTTTGTGTGGCGAGCTGATACAAGCAAGTGGCGCCTTGTGGGGGTTGCATAATGCTTGGGCAAACGATGATGCTGATGGGTAGGGGCGCCGCGCCTGCAATCACTTACGCCACCTGGAATCCTGCGGATAAAGCCACCACTATAACGCTGTCTGCAGGGGATCTCGTAGCCACAGCGCCAACAGGCTTTACCAATGGCGTGAGGTCAACCATTAATAAAACCGCGGGCAAATGGTATTGGGAAAATACCAACGCGCAAACTGGCGGAACGGTATCCGTGGGCATAGCAACCGCGTCCGCGGCATTTACATACGTTGGGGCCGACGCCAACGCGCTAGGTTATTGTAATGACGGACATGTACGAGTTAGCGGGGGAAGCATTGCTACTTACTCGGCGTATATCTCAACTGACGTTATAGGCATCGCGTTGGACCAAGCAGCCGGGGCTGTGAGTTTCTATAAAAATGGTGGGCTCCAAGGAGCGCTGACCCTAGCAACCTATGGCCTAAACGGGCAGGCGTTGTTTGCGATGGTTGGAAGCAACAATTTTATGTCCGCTACCGCCAACTTCGGCGCAACCCCCCTAACCTATACCCCGCCAGCAGGCTACAACGCGGGTCTTTATGTTTAAGGAACTTGGTTTAATTGCTTACAGTGAAAGAGTTTATGACTAAAACCTTCGGTCAATCCCAGCTTATAAATACTGCAATTACAACACCCTTTACAGGAACCTTTCAGGTAAATGATGTTAAATATACAGCAACCGATAGCAACTACACTGGAAACGCCTGGGGGCGCGTAGTTACGAATGGGGCGGGGGTAGCCTGGACCCCAGCAGCGCTAACTGGTGGGGGGAATCTGAACTACCACACAGGGTATTACCCAGGGACAGGTCTGACAAACCGAGCTGGTAAGACGGCGGCGGACCTGTGGGGGTCGTATGTCAACGCCCAGCTCACCGTCGCTACAACCAGCAACGCGATGGCAAACTCGCATTTCCAGTTTAACTACGCATACGGAGTGATCCCCGCCGGGCTTACCCCGCTGACGAGTATCCCAGCGGGCCCCTGGGCGCCTGGGGCCCTCATGACTAGTGGGGTTCCTACAGACCCAGCATATCAAGAGATGGGTGGCTTTTCAACTAACCTCTACGTCGGAACTGCTGGAAACTACCTGGAAGGGGTAGGCATCCAAGTACACGACTACGATGGGACGAACGCGGCGGTAGCTGCCCCCATGACCGCTGGACTTTTTATTGTTGATAAGAAGGCAGCTGATAACCGCTACGCATCCTATGGTGTGATGTCCTATGCGACTGGGGCGCAACAAACAACCTACGCGGCCTACGCAGCCTATGCAGTCGCTGGGGGGTGGCAAATTGGGCTTGACCTATCCAAAGGGGCCTACCACGGCTACGATATTCAGTTTCAATCCGGGCATGGGATTTCGACAAACTCTTCGGCTATATTCTTTAACGTTTCAAGCACCAACAGGGCGGTGCTTGGGGCTTATGGCCTTGGGGTCACTGGGAATGTGATTGCAACTGGGAATCTCCAAGGGTCAAATCTGCCGGCGGCTGAATCAGCATACACATCTTCAATTGCGTCGTCAGCGGGAGCGCTGTCAACTGCTGCCATTGTGTCCGCCTACACATATCGAGTGGGAAATCTTGTTTACTTTGATGTTTTCTACTCCATCACCACGGTGGGGTCGGCCACAGGAAACTTGCATATCGGGCTCCCAACTACGGCAACTTCGACGGCCTTTGGGGCGGCTTCTGGAGTTAGCAGCTCCTTTGGGCTCTCGGGCATCTTTGACGCGGGCAACCTAAATTACATGACAATCACAGGTGCCGGGTCGCTGCAGAGCCCCTGTGTGGTCGGAAATGGTCATGTGTCCGGTTGGTATATGAGCGCAACTTAAATTTAAACTTTTATGCTCACTTACAGCGAAGACAATTATTGGGCTCCAGGGTACGTGGATTCCTCCCCGTACACTGTATCAACGTGGTTGAACAGAATTACAAGCGAGCACGTAAGCAAACCCAATTTCATGGCAATGGTTGCGGCTTCGTTGCTCCCGGCAGCGGATTTATCGCTCCTTTACCACAACATAGCATCCGCGTACGACTTGCGAATTGCTGTGGGTAGCCAGCTAGATACAATTGGGCAATGGGTGGGTGTGGACAGACAACTGACCACACCCCTTACGGGGGTTTACTTTTCATTTGATCTCCCAACTGTGGGGCTGGATGAAGGTTTGTGGTTAGGACCCTACGACTTGGAGACGGGGCTAATTCAGCTCCCTGACCAATATTATCGAGTTTTAATTGAATCCCGTATCCTGGATAACTACTGGGATGGTTCCTCGCCTGACGCTTACACCTTGGCAAACATAGTTTTCAGTTCCTTTGGGTACTTTATATTTATCGAAGACCTCTCTAACTTATCCGTTTACATCGGTTTGGCAGGTTCTACTCCGCCATCTGGTATCGTGATGGCACTGCTTACAACGGGGAAACTAGATATTAAACCCGCCACTGTTAAAGTAGCGGGATACCTTACGCAGTCGGGCAATAACCCAATGTTCGCGTTCAATTTACACAATGCACATTTTGCGGGTTTTGATACTGCAAGCTGGGCAACTATTACCGTTACTTAGGAGATTATTAAATGACCGTCAACAATTTTAAACCCTTCGCTTCTGGCCTTGGTGCTAACGTGCTCACTCAGGTTCAATATGAAGCGTTGCCCGCCCTTATTTCCACGGGGTTCACCGCAGGGGTTGCTCCAAGCGTACAGCTCAATAAGGTCTGGAGGCAGAGTAGCATAATGGCGGCTGTGCTCGCACAATTTATTTCGGATCTCAGCGGTGCTGATGCAATAGACGACGGGACTACCGCTACTCTTCTGGCAAATTTGAAAATTGCTACGCAAGGCCCGGGGCAAGCCCTTTCCCCGAACGGATATCATAAACTTTCGGGTGGTCTGATACTCCAATGGGGAACGGAAACCGCCCCGGCCTCAGGGGTGAGTACCTCTTCTGTATCCGTGTTTTTCCCTATTGCTTTCACCTCCGCTGTGGCCAGTATCACCGGAGCCCCCAACGGCAACGCAAATACTTCCGCGGGTGGATTCCCAGTATTCGCGGCTCCATCCCACACACTTAGCGGATTTTCTGCTGTCCTTGACGTTTTGGGTTTTACAACTTTTAATCAGACTTGCACCTTCAAATGGTTTGCAATTGGTTATTAGAAGTCCAGTACCCAAGAGCCACAAATGAACTATTTAAGCGTCCGCAATAAAATAAGGTCAGGGGACCTTATCGCTTTCAGCTATCGCCAGCCCCTGTTCCATGACTGGTACAGTTTTAAGGTGGGCCTGGTTCGGATGTTTACGAAGTCCGAGTTTAGCCACGTTGGGGTTGTATGGGTTGCCGCGAATCGTGTGTTTCTTATTGAAGCGGTGGTTCCGAAAGTTCGCATCTATCCACTTTCCAATGCGCTGCTCGAAGGTGAGGACGCTTATTGGTTGCCTCTTGGTGTGGAGTGGACGCAAGCCGCGGAAGAATTCGCAATGAGGCACGTCGGGCAGGAGTACAGCCAAATGAAAGCTATGCGGGCTCTGTACACGCCTTGGGAGCACGGCGACTCGACTGAGTGTGCGGGTATGGTGATCGACGTGCTGCACGTAGCAGGCGTCGATCTGGGCGCCCGTGCCACCCCTTCCGCGGTGGTGAGAGCTGCAGAATCGCTCTGTGCTCCTTGCACGTTGATCACAAACTCTTGAAAGTATTCCATGGCAAATGAATCACCAGAAGTCCAGCTTGCACTTATAAAGCAATGGCGTGAACAAGTAGAGGCGCATATGATTGCCACGGACCTCCGAATCAAAGAGCTGGCGGATGAACGTACAGCGGGTCTCAAATGGGGGATTATCACCCTAGGGCTTGGTATTCTGGGAATGGGGTCCTGGATTTTTAATTTTGTGACCGGCCACCTTAAATGATGTATCGTACTTTCAACTGGTTGTTGATACTCTTTATAGCCTGTATGCTAGTAATTTTCGGGATCGTGTTGTTTCACCCGGATTTTGATCGTGGGCCACCCGGACAACAAGGCGCGACAGGCTTGACAGGGTCGACTGGTGGGGTTGGCGATACTGGGGCGGTAGGCGATCAAGGGGCCAGAGGGGCTAAAGGCTCGAAAGGCGATCCCGGTGCCGCTGGCGCCAAAGGTTCCGAATTCTGGGGCGGGAAGTGACAGATTATTTCGTAAAGTTTTGGCAGCAGTGGACCAACGCGGCCCTCAACGAGTTTGACAAATTGGTGTATGAAATAATGGAATGGTGGTTATAATGACGTTTGAAATTGCTATCAATCGGGTATTGGGCACCGAAGGCGGGCTTGTGGACAACCCCGCTGACCCCGGCGGGCTGACGAAATGGGGCATCAGCCAGCGGAGCTACCCAAAACTCGACATTCGGGCGCTCACACGTGAGCAAGCAATTGCACTCTACCACCGCGATTTCTGGGCCCCAATTGACGGGGACACCTTGCCCGAAGGCGTTGGATTCCAGTTGCTTGACTTCGCGGTCAACTCTGGCGCAGGGACGGCTCTGCGTGCATTGCAGCGTGCCGTGGCAGTGGCCGATGATGGCCACATTGGGCCGGTCACTCTCACAGCCATTAAAGCCGCCGAGCCCCATGACCTGATTATGAGATTCCTAGGGGAGAGGCTGATCTTCATGACAAACCTTCAAAACTGGCCCAACGCATCACGCGGATGGACACGCCGCATTGCAGCTAACCTTAAATTTGGAGCCGATGATGTTTAATCAACTGAAAACTTTATTCAATGTTTATCGAGCCGGTCAATCCGTAGCCGACGAATTATTTCTCAAGAAAGCGCAGCTCACGGTCAACGCGCTCGCCGTACTGCTGATTGCGGTTGTGGCGCTGCTGAGGAGCTTCAATGTCAACATCCCGCTCGACGATACGCAAATCACTCAAATCGCTGGTACTTTGTTCACTATTATCGGGTTGTTCAACGCTCATGCCACAGTTGCGTCCACCGACAAATTTGGAATGTCATCAATCGGGTCACCTGCCGGCAATACCGCATATCAGTCAGTTTCAGGGGCTGAGTCAACAGATGTACCGAGCGAACCAGGATTGCCAAGCATACCTGACAAACCTACAGCCTGGGTGCCACCTATCCGGCACGCTGCTAACGGAGACGTCCTCGACGGGCTCGATACCACACACAATTTCTAACCAAATTTCAAACTACCTGTCATCGGTCGATGGCGGGGTTCTGAGATACCACTGTACTTACTAACCTTAATGAACTACCATGCTTCAATTCCTCGCCGCCCTCAAAGTCATCTTCGGTCTCTGGCCGCTGATTGAAACTACCATCAAAGGCCTCCAGGCTGCTTTCCCGAACGCTGGCGCCTCCAAGCTCACTGCCCTACTTAGCGTTATTGACACCGCTGTGGCGCAAGAGCCCACGCTGGTGAACTTGTATGCCCAAGCGAAGCCAGTGATCGGAACAGTGTTGACCCCGCTGATTGCGTTGACGAAAACTGCCGCAGCGGCACCCGCTGATACAACAACACCGACAGTTTAAAGTCGGTTAAAGAGTCCTAACGGACCCGCGGGCCACTCTCCCTCGCGGTTCGACGCTCCCGCATTACCGTGCAGGGGCGTCTTTTTGTTTGCAAAGTTCGGAGTATTGCTTCTCGTAATCGGGCCAGGCACCCCGCTCGACTTGCTGACAATACTTTGCGTCCTGTTCCTGCTGTACCCGAGCATCCTTTTCGCTCACGAAAGCCCCCGTAACCAGACCGGCTGCAATGGCTAACGCCTCATAGAAATGGTCCTTCACAGCAACCCGTTTCTGGTAATCCAATCCTTCAACGCCCGAGTATTACCCCGCATTATTTTCCCTTTGTGCTGCCACGTGGCGCTTGACGGATAATACATCACCGCCCCTTGCTCCGTGTCAATTCGGAACACGTTCTTGGACTGCTCGAATGCTGGAATGCGGAGTTCCTGTAGCTTACTGATATTCACAGTTGCCCGGACCTCCCGCTCTTCTTTCCTCGCTTTCCGTAAATCACTAAACACTTCCGCCATATCACCCATAGTAACTCCTTTTCCAATAGTTTACACGCACTAGATGGCGGCAGGGGCTGAGATCAGCGTGCCACCTATACAGTAGCATTGGCCCCAATGCTCACCCCAATGCTCGCCAGCATTTTCTCAGCTTCCGCTTCGTACCAGGAGAAGTCCACGTCCGCTGGAAACGTGTCGGGCAGCTCCATCAGTGGCCTCGCCCCCTCGGAACGCGGTACACGATTTCCGCTGCGAGCGTAAATGATGTCCCCCTCCTCCCCTTCCGCATAATACCAGCGGACTGCTTTGCCTAGGTATTGGCCGTCCTTCACAGCCCCACCGTTCACAGTGCGAACGAATACGAACTTTCGGATATCCTTGCAAGTGCGAACGGACTCCCGAATTGGTATTCCTTTGACGAGCAAAGCAGTCACCGCGTCAACGCTGATCTGCCCCGTCGCGTTCTTATCAATGCCCATCTCTGCATAGGCCCCCTTGGATTTGAACGTTCCGTCTTTTTTCACCGCTATGTAATTATTCACGTCCCTGCTATAAAGAGCAAGGTATTCCATTTCTTCTGTCTCGAAGTTTGTGTCTTTGCACCACTGCGCCACAATTTGCGCCAGCAACGCTTGCAGACCGACGGGGCACTTGACCACAATCCCGTCAGTGTTCGCGCTGACGACGGATATCCCGGCAAGCTCCAGGCGCTCAATGAGCATCAACAACGCGAGCTGGCCTGTGAGCGTGACTTGTATCAACAGGTCCGGGGAATACAGAATTGAGTATTTGCTTCCCAACTTGCCGTAGGATCCGTTCACGACAATTTTCAAAGACCCCGCGACTAGGTCGTCCTTACGGGCTTTCGCTTGCAAGCGCCTGTCGACAATGCGCTGGTAAACCTTTAGGAAAGCGGACCCGAGATGTTGTGGATACAGGCGTTGATTCAGAATAATCCGGGGATAGTTGGAAGCAACGTCAATGTCCTTGAGCACGAAAGTTCCATCCACCCTACGGGTCGCTCCTTTCTCCATACTGTGCAACCCGCCGATCCCCATGCGGTAGGAGCCATTTCCAATTTCAAATTTCAGCCCGTTCAGGGTTGCTGGCTTTTCAACGCCCCCATGATCACCAACGACGAAAATTGTATCCCTTACGAGCTCGAGTACCCAACGGAGCAACGCGGACTGGAACACAAGGAACGCGGGCACCTTGTAACGGTACAGGGTGCCCGGGGCGATTGTGGGAGCCACTGGGCGCCGGCCGTTCAGAACTTGCACCTCATGCCCAATCACTGCTTCCGCAATCTGTGCGTCTGACTTGCTACGCAAATCCAAATCGTATTCCTTACCCATGCCTACGCGAAGATCGATTTCCTCTTTCAGCGCCTGGTATAGAAGCAACGTATTCCGCAAGTCGTTCACACAATACCAGCGGGTGATTGTGATTTGGTCTTCATTCAAAACTTTCTCGGGGTGAAACGGCAAGTCCTGCATCTTGCGAGCGTGCAACCTGCCCGCACACATTTTCAGACTTTGATTAAGAGGAGCCAACTCTATCAAGTCAATGTGGTCACACTTGAGCATTTTCACTTTTTGCGTTCGCAGTATGTCACTCGGGCGCAACTCTTCAACAATAATTTGATTGGATACTGCTTTCATTGCCCGGGTGGATTTCCCAGCTATAGCAAGCGACACGATTGGAACGTCGTACTGGCGCCCGTTGAAACTGACTACACAGAAGTTCTGCATCACCCAGCGGAGTTTTTCGGTGTTGAGCGCAACGCTGTCTGATAGCTCCAGGAAAAATACCTTACCCGATATGACGGACATGAACGCGACCAGGAAATAATTCGCGTAGCACTCGACGTCAAATATCAGTGGTTCTTTTAATACCGCAGCGCATCCAATTTCAACTTCGGTCATTAAAGGGACACAGAATTCCTTTGCTTCCTCCAACCCGGGCAGGTAAGTATCCAATTCCCAAGTCCGCTCCGGTGGGATGCACTTCTTGACTTCCTTCAGGACTTTGACCTTATCGAAGTCCTCCCACCAGAGGCCGATTGAATCGAATCTCATCTCAAGCACGCATCCCAATAATCGCACCACGCAAGCGGTCGCCAAAGAACATACAGGGGCCCGGATAACCGCTCCAGTCGATTGTCTGGGCGGGACCATTAAGGAGATTCAGCATATCAACTTGGTAGACGCCAGTGTGGTTAAACCCTTCAACCTCATAGCTTGCCCCTTCGGTTTCATTTTCGTGAGTTGCAATACGCCCCTCGCGAAACAGTATGCGCCCCATTTTATCCATGAAGGGTTTGATTGTTGCAATAGCTTCGAACAATGCGACGTCCAACGGAATAGGATTGCTGGGGCGGTCTAAGACTTTTCTCAAATCCGGCCATTTGGTTTCGAGCAGTTGCGTGCGAAGCCAGCGGTCGCCAGTGTAGTGAAACGTGATCGCATTTTCCGCAAGCTGTGCAGAAATAGGGGGCTCGTTGATGCGAAGCATTTCTTTGATCGCTGCCCGCGGGATGTTGATTGGGTTGGCCACAGTGGTGCCAGCCCAGTATTCCACCAGCGTGACATTGTTGGTCGCGAATGCACTTTGCCCCAGCAACAGAACCCCATTCGACCATGGGCGCGAAGCATCGTCTCCAATGAACGGCGCAATCGTTTTCAGCGCCTTGAGCAGTGCTGCACCATCGATTTCCATTGGGTCGCCTACAGGCCGAATGTAGTCCGAATCACTTTCAATGCAATCGATGAACGCTTTGAACTTTCCCGACTTGATGGACAAGCGGCCCGCAGGCGTGAGGGACAGGGAAACCGTTTCCGTGCAGTTTGCAATGGCACGGATCAGCGGGTCCGCTTTTGGTTTGCATTCGATGTCGAAGGGGATTGGACTGCACAGTGCCAGCATCCCGTTATAACCCCGAACCGTATTATTCTCGATCGAGAAATGCGTGAGAGCAGGTACAAAATCCTTCTTGGCGATCGAACCCTGAACGAACTTTAATTTTGAAAGCATTTAATAAAGCTCCTGAACGTGGCTACGAAATTTTTCATAATTGTTGGCAGCGTTCATCATTTCATTGATTACACCGTAAGCCCATAAATTATAAGCTGCTCTGGACTCGTAAACAGTTGACAGGCGCTCATAAGTGAACCCTTGCTCCTCCAGCATTCGAAACACCATATCTTGCTCCACCGCTGTCAATGTCGTCGCATGTTGACCAGCGTCGTGCCTGCTCGGGCTTTTTTCTGATACGGATAGCGGTCCCCATTGGGGAGTCATAATGCTGCCAAACGCAGCTCCCTGGATCCACGACGAAGAATCAACGCTATGCCATGGGTAACGCTCCATGATCGGAATAGCCGTGATGCCGAAGCCATGAACTTTAAGCCGCGGGCGACCGCTCCCATCTGTCAGAAATCTGTCCCAAATACGGTCCAACCAAATGCAGAGTTGTTTCGTGGAACTGCCAACCATCCCGCCGAGCGTGATATATTCGTAGTTCTTGACATAAAATTCCAAATACCTTTCATCTTCGCCAGCATGGAAACAGGGCAAAGGCCTGCACCCGCGGGCTTCCATCTCCATCTGGTTCTGATATGTCTTAAGAGGGTCACCAATGCCATCCAGCACGGATGCCATAACCACATTGCCGTCCCGGCGTATGATATCCAGGTTCCGCTGAATGTAAGCGCAGTAATCCGGGACCTTCAAATCAACGCCCAACGTGTAAGCAGAGAACGCTCCAGAGTCGAGAAAAATTTGGGCGCTGTCCGCACGCATTTCATCCACGAACTTTTGTTTCCCGACATAGTGCCAGCTTTCCAAGATATTTGGGATATTCTGAACTAGAGTCTTTTCGTGATCCGTCAGCTTCAAATACCGATTCTGACCGGGTTTGTAATTGTTACTGAAAACCGCGGCGCAATAGAGGTTCATGCAGCAATTTTACAATCGTTCAAACTACTTGGCAAGGAGGAGGAATTCGGAGCGAGTTTGTGGCTCGTCCTTTATCGCGCCGCGAAGGGCTGTGGTCACTGTATGGTGCCCCTGCTGGCAGACGCCCCTCGATTCCATGCACATATGGCGAGCGCGGATTAAAACACCCACACCGACAGGTTGTAGGTGCTCCACTAAAGCATCGGCGATCTGATCCGTGAGCCGTTCTTGAACTTGTAGGCGGCGAGCGAAAGCATCAGCAAGGCGGGACAGTTTACTCAGGCCCACGATTTTACCGTTTGGAATATATGCGATTGAGCAAGTCCCAAAGATATCCGCCAAGTGATGTTCACAGTTATGAACCGCGATACCGTTAGCAAAGAACAATTCGGTTTCTGGAACTGTCATGCACCAGACGTCCTCTGTGTAATCCAATACCTCGACGCCGATTACAACATGGTTGCGAGCCCCTTGTGCCCAAATACCATCGCTCATAGCTTGCGTTCTCTTCTGATATTCTTCAGGGCTTGCTTTCAGTTTGTCCCAATGAGCCTTAACAGAAGCTGAACGCTTTGCACGAACTTCCGCCCTTCCACTAGCAATTGCAGCAGCGTCCTTTCGAACCTGACTGTGGGCGAGTTTTTGAGTTCTTTCGTGTGCTCTGTTATGGTCTGCTATTGAAAGGATTTCAAGGTTTTCTGGCAGATTATTCCAAAGATTTTCATCCAAATGATGCGTTACAAATCTACGTCCGTCCTTGTAATCAATTCCGTCAATTTGTTGTTTGACGAATTGGTGTTCTAAAACACCGTGAGAGGCACCATCTATTTTAATTCCGTCGTGCCACCTTGTATATCGGGAAGCAATTAGTTTTGAATAGGATTGCTTCCCGCTGAACATTGTTTCAGCCGCACGATAAAGGGAAGCCAAGCGTTGACCGTTCTTTAAATCCTGTGCTTCTATCCATTCACCGTCCGTAGTAAGGACTCTGTGATCCGGGGTACAAATCAACGTATCGTTATCGGTATGTACCGCCAAAAGATTTGCGTTTCTTTGGGTGATTCTTGGGTTGACACATCGGGTGATTTTAAGCTCCTGTGTCATAGGGGACATGGTGTAGATCCAGTCCCCATCCTTCAACCTGCTAATTGGGATTCTCCCTTTCGGTGTCTCCACGAAGGTTGAGCCAATTACACATTTTGAATAGATTGGTATGTCTTTGACAAGAACCATCTGGTCGTATCGCTCGCCCCCATCCTTGAAACACTTGAGCAGTTTGCCAATATCCACGGAGTACCCGCTGCACCAATGCTCCCAGGCTTTGGCAACCCGTTCAGGTGTTTCCAGTAGGCCTTCCCGATCATGGTTCGGGCAAATGAGCTTGAGCAGGTTACGAATAATCTGCTCGTCTTTCCATTTCTGATCCACTGATTTCATACCGCTGTCCTCGTGTAAATTGCTGAGTTGCCCGCGTGCTCCCGAACTTCAACTTTCGCAAGTTTGCAGCGCGGGGCGTAGCCGTTGTCCTTGAGCCACTGTTCGGCGCATTCATAAATAAGCTCCGCGAACTTTTCGCAGCCCGTGGCCTGCACCACCACCACGCGAGCGATGCCGAGCTTGCCAAGAAGAAGAAGAGTTTCAAGATGCGGGTCATCCACGGCGACGAGCAGCGTGTGGTCAAACGTGTTCTCGAGCATCGCCTTCAGGGACTTCATGCTGCCAAAGTCGACGCACCAATTTCGGATGTCTAGCTCTTCAGTCTCAAATTCAAAACTGATTTCAAGGGCATACCCGTGCAACAGCTTGCAGTGGCTTTCAGCTTTCCATTGACGGAAGCAGGCGCTGAGGCCTATATTCGCCCCATAAGTTTTCGTTGATTTGAATGTCATTGTTGATCCTTGTATTGAATAACTTCAGGAAACCCGTTAATTTCAAAAGCGCGGCGTCTCATAAAACAAGGGCCGCATTTTCCACAATGCAACTCGCCAGCCCGATAGCAGCTCCATGTCAGCTCCATCGGGGCCCCAACTTCTTTTCCGAGTGCGACGATCTCATGTTTCATCATATTGCCTACAGGCATTATAACTTTCATTCGCTTTCCGTCACCAACTGCAAAGGGAAGCAAGTCATTAAATTTCGCAATGAATTCGGGTTCATTATCAGGGTACGCGCCAGCCTCTTCGAGGTTGTTCCCCAACACGATCACGCTGATGCCGCGAGCTTCCGCGAATGCAGTTGCAACGCTAAGAAGAAGCAAGTTTCGAGCTGGCACCCATTCATGAGCAAATTCGGCGCCTGCTTCCCCGCCAGCCACTTTGCTATCGGGGTCCAGCAGCGGCGAATCCCCTTTCTGGTACACTGGTAATGGGAACAAAGTGATCTCGGCCCCAAGCGCCCGCGCCACAGCTCGCACAGCTATGACCTCGGGGCCTTCCGCTCGGCTCCCGTACAGGAAGTGAATGAGGTGTAACTTATAACCAAGTTTCTTCTGAGCGTAGGCAGCACTGACCACACTGTCCAGGCCCCCGCTGCATACGACAAGGGCTGTGTCACTTTGCTCCGACTTGTATAGGGGGAACGATCGCACGCACTCGCCAAACTCTGCAACAGTGTATGGCGTAAGCATTCGCGGCGCCCAAGCGATGGGCAGGTAGTTCCTGGCGCTTGCGAAGAAATATCCGAACTCCGTTTCAATGTACCAAATTGGGCGGTAATTCGCGGCAACGAAGATTGATGTCTGGCAGTTTTCGTGAGTCGCAAGAATTGCGAAACTTCCCTTCAGCTTGCGGATCACTCCCGCAAAGTTGTCCAACGTGGGTCGCATAGGGGCCAGCAGTTCGGCGATTGATGCGCTGTCAATGCTAGTGGGAAGAGCATGAGTTCGGAGTTCCTTGTCGTTGGCGATTGTTCCGTTATGCACAATTGACCAGCCCCCGCAGGTGTACGGTTGCTGATCGCTTCTCCGTTTGACGGAAACATATTCGGTAGTCGGCTCCGCCCGCATATTCCCGACCACTGTCATCCGTGGGCATAAACCCATTACCATAGGCGCGTTAAGATCCACCGAAGAACAGCGTGTCGGGTCCCGACGCTCCTCGCTATGGAAAACGAAGTCCCCGCTATGGCCGAAGCTGTCAAAACTCACATACCCGCGCCCATCACGCCCTCGTTCCTGGCTGGTGGTCCAGATATAGTCAAGGATAGCATTCACCTGCCGGCGTTTCGTATTGTTGTCCACATCGTGGAGCACTGCACCAAGGATTGAGCACATGATTATTCCAATCCGATAATTTTATGGACTTGAAGTTGGAGCGTATAGTTATGCTTCATCACTGACCTGATGCACGCAATTAAATTTTCCGAATTGGGAAACAGAGCTCCGCTGTCATAGGGCTGCACATAAATAGGGCCATTGAACCCAGCGTGCGGGCGTGCAACACGCGGAGCAGCACTGTGCCCAAGCGCGAGTGTAGGCAACCCGTCTTCGGCGTCAACTTGCCCGGCTGTCATGACATACTTGTAGGCACAGACCAGCGGGAGCAATAGTTTGTTCACGCTTCCTGTCTTTGGGCTGCATACGATAAAGCACTTGAGCAGTTCGCTGAAATCTTTTGAGCACAACCTATGGAAATTCACTGATGGGGGGAGTGTGCCGTTTGTTTCAACCTGTACTGTGAATCCTAAGTGTATCAACCCCAATACGAGAGGATAAATATCTTGGCGGAACGGCTCCCCGCCAGTGATGACTATTAGTTCTATTCCATATTCAAGCTGCATGAACGAAACGAGCTCTGTAAGGATGCGGGAGACGGACAGGCGGCGGCGGTTGCTCGTGTATTCTGTGTCGCATCCCGGACATTGCAAATTGCAACCTGCGAGCCGAATGAAGATTGCGGGGCGCCCGGTGAATGGCCCCTCGCCTTGTATGGTGCGAAAGATGGAATGGACTTCCAGTTGATCGGAGCCCGAGTCAATACGTTTTTCAATGGGTTGAGTATTCATAACCATATTTTTCAAAAAAGGAGCCGCTAAGGTAAGCGGCTCCGTTAGCGGGAGAAAGACAATTTACGCGGGTGCAGCTTCCTTCGCAACAGGCAAAGCAAGCCGGCCCGTCAGACCATGAAACTTTTTCCATGAAGCGTATTCAGCGCGGACATTGCTGGGGTTGAGGCCAGCGGCGGTTCCGGCAGTAACCAAGTCAGCAGCGGGAACAGGTGTGCCAAGGTTCGCAGACAACTGGTCAGCCAGCGCCCACACCTTACCGCACGCGCCATCGGGTTTCGGACGGCGGACGCCGTTCTGCTCTGGTTGCTTGATGGCAGCTTTGGCAGCTTTTTCGGCTGCGGCAGCTTCGGCTTTGGCTTTCTTGTCGGCTTCGGCTTTGGCTTTCTTTTCGGCAACAGCCTTTTCAGCTTCAGCTTTCTTTTCGGCTTTGGCGGCAGCGTCGGCATCTTTCTTCGCCTTAGCGGCAACAGCATCAGCATCCTTCTTGGCTTTCGCTTCGACAGCTTTCGCGTCCTTGGCAGCTTTCGCAGCAGCAGCGTCAGCCTTCGCCTTTGCAGCGGCAGCAATTTGCTCCGCAGTTTGAGCCACAGCCGGAATGGTAGGAGTGGCGGGAGTAGCGGGATTAGTTTTTTGTGTCATATCAATCTCTCAGTAGCTAAAGGAAGTTAAGAAGTTCATAATATAGCAAACCTGGAACGGTTTGTAAAATAATTTTTCAGTTCTGTCAGAAAGAGGCAGACGCTACAGGCCGGCCCGCTGTGCTTTATACAGTGGATGCCATACTGGCAAGGGCTGGGTGAAAACAGGAGCAGTCGGGGGCGGGTTAGTGGCCTTGGGCACTGCTACAGGCCCAGCGATAACGGCGTCTGGTATTGCACGCGGCAGAACGACAAGCGCGGTAGGTTCGAAAAGATCCTCTTGCCGCTTTGCTGTATATGCGCCGCGAGTGTAACGATAGAACCCTGAGTCCTCGAACTTGATCTTCATTGCTTGCTGGCGTACTTCCAAGGGCTTGACATCGGATACGGGAAGGCACCTTGCAGTGGCAAGCGTAAGCTCGAGCAAGTGTAAGCGTGAAAATCCCGTAAATTTGAGCCCGGTGGTATTCTGGTAGAGGAGCTTGAGTTCCAAGTCCGTGAAGTCGAAGAACCCAATCCCATTATCCAAAATTGGAAGGATAGTGACTGCACAGTGCGCCACTTCAATTGTTGCAAGGTCGCTCACTACCGCGTGCTCGGGGTGCTTATGGCGGAACACCATGTTCTCGCGGTCAATTAGGACGTACATTTTATCACTCACATTCCGCACAGAGTTCGCGCAAGCGTTTTTCTTGGGCATCCCTTGCCGCAGCCCTTGCCGCATCCCTTGCCGCATCCCACTCTGTTTGATCGGCCTCACCATTAGCGAACCGCTCAACCACATCTAGAGCATCAAGACTGCGTCGGTCTGTCATCAGGTGCTGTACTTGTCGAGCGCACCAGACGCCAAACAGTCTAATCTCACGGTCCCGGCCTTTGACAGCTTGCAGACACCAGAGCGCGCCATCCAGACCGTTGCTGTCGAGGATAGTGAGGATTGACACGGATTCGTCATCAGCCTTAGTCTTGCCCAAATGGGCGAGTAGTTTTTTCCAGCCCGACTCACAAGGTGGACAGGTGCGGATTTTATTAAAAGTAGTTTTCATTTTATTTCCTTTGGTTTGTAAACAATTTTCCCATCACAGGAATAAATAGTGCGGGGTGGCGCGTATGCACGCCCCGCAATCTGTTCACCCTGCTCCCCGGTTACTTTACAGTTTTCTGGTTGCCCCGTGCATCCGCACAGAGCAACTAGAAGCAGCAGAATTCTCATTTTGCAGAACGACCAGTGATACCGTTGAACCGGCGCCAATTGTAGAACTCGCAGAGGACGTTGGTGCGGTTCCAACCATTAGCATCAGCAATCGCTTGCAAGTCGCTAGCCTTCACGTTGAGACTTTTATCCAGCTTATCCCAGACAGCATAGCAAAGGCCACCTTCCGACGGTTTCTTGACACCGTTGCGTTCTTCCCGGTCCTTTTGAATTTTGTAGCCCTTGCGGATCACCTTGGCTAGCACTGGGGCGGGAACCTTTGCGGCTACTGGTGCCCGGGGCGTAACAACTTTGACGGTTTTCGTTTCACCGCTGGACACTTTGCCATCAACTACTTTACGAAGCTGGCCACACTCCGCAGCAGGGCGAACTGGCGCACCAAACATCGAACCAAATACGTTGGCGCTGACAGCGGAGTCAGCTTCGTCTTCTGCGTCAGCCTCAGTGTTTTCCCGCATACCTTCTTTGAGCAGAGCTTTTTCGTCAACAACCACTGAGGGAGGGGAAGTACCGCGCAGTTTTTCTCTTGGAAGAACTTGCCCGCAGGGTGTGAAGCTTTCGTTTTCAGCTGCATCGGCAATTTCCGCAGCAATAAGCGCAGCACGCATCCCGTCATTGTTCAACTTGTTGTAGCTGATGCCCGCAGCTCGGCAAGCGGCGCGGAGTTCTTCTTTGCCCATGAGGGCGAATTGTATGGTTACGATTGCCATTTTGAATCCTTTACGCTGGTTGAGGGTTAACTTCTTTGCACCTTCGTTTATGTGCATGGGGTCAAAGTATAGTGCTCATTTCAGATCTTTCCCAACTTTCTGTCAAAAGAATTGTAAAGATTGTGTAAAGACGTCAGAACGGTATGTCCGCCGGTTGGGCGTGGGGCCCGTACTGGTACGCGGGCTTGCTGTATGTATTAGTTGAAGGCGCTGATGCAGGCTCCACTTGCTTCCCGAAAGCAGTTCCGTCAAAGCAGTGTGCAAGGATTTCCGGATACTGCTTATTCACCCACACTCGAAGGTGAGTTGCTGTGAATAATGCTGAACTTTGTTCTAACGCTGCATCAGTGCTGATTGGAAACGGGGAACCTTTATCATTTGAATTAAACGAGCTGCGCTCACGCCACCATTGCCTTGCCTTACGCTGCGCGAAACCTTCATGTTCAATGCAGACGTACTCGGAAAAGCTACGGAGCCCGCAATAGTAGGTCACCTTGACCATTGGCGGACGCCCGAGCTTTTCATGACGAGAATAGGTAATATGGTCAACTGTAAACACTGTTTCCACGGGCGCGTCCCCGCGGAGCAGTGCAAGGCTCCCAGCGGTCTGCTGAATCTTTACCTTGAAGCTGAACTCGGCGCCACAGCAGCAACAGACTCGGGCGCTCGCGTGGTTGTAGGTTGAGCAAGCGTCACAGAGCTTGACAGGAGCTTCCCCGCTACCTTCGCCCTTCTTACGCGGGATTACAGGGTCATTGATCGGCCCGAGCCTGCGGGTGTTCCCAGCGAAGTCGAGGACGAGGCAATTTAATTTTCCTGGAAATGGCCGTGTACCTCGCCCGATCATTTGAATCCAGAGAACAGTTGAAGCGGTAGGACGGAGCATAACAATGCAATCAATTGCAGGGAAGTCTATCCCAGTCGTTAGGATGTTATTGTTGACAGCAACGCGGTATTTCCCTGCCTTGAAATCGGCGATTGCAATATCCCGCGCCGCATCACCCATCTTACTGTGGATAGCTATGGCGCTGACACCCATGTCGTTCAGCATATCCGCAATGTTGCAAGCGTGCTCAACACCCGACGCAAAGACAAGCCAATGCTCCCGGTCGTGTGCAAGCTCCAGCGCCTCTTTCAGTGCCGCGTAAGTGATATCTTGTTTATTGACTGCACTCTGAAGTTCCGACGCAATGAACTCCCCTCCCCGCAAGTGGACGCCCGTGGTGTCCAGGAGCTGCACTGGCTGGCGCGGGATGAGCGGGGCCATGTACCCTTCCGCGATCAAACGGTTGAACGCTTCCATCCCAGTTATATCAAAGCAGACATCCGTGAAAATTCCGTCCTCCGTTATCTTTCCGGTTCCGAGGCGCCATGGGGTTGCGGTTAACCCCACAATCTTCAGGAGGGGGTTGCGCTTCTTTAATGCGCCAAGGAACTTCTGGTATAGGGTTTCCTCGCTAGGGCTCACAAGGTGCGCTTCGTCAATGAACACCATGTCAATGTGGCCAAAGAGATCCGCTTTCTTCGCTACAGAACCAACCCCAGCGAATGTGATTTTCTTGTGGGATTCTTTCTTGTTGAGCCCCGCACTGTAGAGCCCCGCGGGCGCAGATGGCCACACTGTAAGCAGTTTGTCCATGTCCTGTACTAGCAATTCTTTGGCGTGCGTTAGAACCATCACCCGCTGGTTTGGGTACTGAGAATATATCAACTCCAGCAACATCGCCAGAATAATGGATTTGCCCGAGCCGGTGGGGAGCGCAAGAACCGGGTTCCCTTGCTTGACCAGAAAGTAGTCCCATACACTTCGAACCGCTTCTATTTGGTAGGATCTGGGCTCGATTTTCATGTTCAGAACTGTGCGTATTCCGGGCACGCTGCAAACTGTTCTTCTTTGGTGAGCGGGGCATCCACTCTTGACAGCCCTCCGTCGTCTGGCATAGACGGGACGTTACAATACCAATTCCCATCCTCATTCGCTTCGCTATGTTTGCAAGTCCGGCAGTTGCGTTCGGGAGCCACTTTCAAATGGCAGACAGGCTTGTGATCGCACCACTTGCAATCAAACCAGCCGGGCGACTCGCTGATCTTTGCTGGGGCTTGATTCATCAAAATAATTTGACGTCCCCGGTCAATAAACTGATCGCCAACCGACGTGTCCAGTTCAATGATTTCCATGTAATAGTCGTCATCATTCTTGTTCACTGACCCGTACAGCGCAACCGTCAAACCCATTTTTCTCATGTAAACCTGCATCTGGACAAAGTGTTCGAACTTTGCTTCACGGACGCCTACTTTCTGCAACTTCTTGAATGATGCATCATTGTGCGTCTTGAACTCAAGCAGGCAGGGCATACCCTGTGGCAAATCCGGGATTCCCACAGCTACGCCATCGCCGCTGCCACCAAAGTGACCGCCGACATCGCTGATGCGAAACTGATTTCCATTTTCGTCTTGCTGGAATATTTGGACACCGATTGTGAGCAGCGCGGAAATCACCCTTGCTTCTTCAAGGTGACCGCGATTAAAAAGCCGAAGAATGCGCCCGCTGAATGTTGGGCGTGTCGCCCAGTGGAATCCGTACCAAATGGCGCGAGCACATCCGCCGCCAATAACGCTGGCGCCCAAGTGAGTTCTGAAGGGGTTGTCTTCCTTGCCCCGATAAGCGTCTCCCATAGCGGGCAACACTTTTTGAAGGTGCTGACGCCATGCTCCACCCTGATCCGCTGCAATCGCGTCATCAATTGCTTTGAGCGTCAGCGTAGCTTTTCGAATTTGAGCCATTTTCTTCTTTCAAGGTAGCTTATATTTATCTCTGCACCGAGCGCAGTTCCCGCAGACTAGCCGCAAGCTCTGCTCGCCGCAATAATCGCATTCTCCTGGCTCACCATTTGGAATTAGCGATGCCCGCGTACGAACCCTATCAACGTCCGATTTACCGAGCTTGTCAATATCCGATTGAGCTCTATCCGCGTCATCCATAGTGTAATCCTAAAATAAAGGACGCATCCTGTGCGTCCTTTAGGCTTGCATCAATTTGCTCAGGCTGCTGGCGCTGCTGGCGCTGCTGTAGCCCAGGGCGGGGGCGCTCCTGCGGCACCGGGGGCGGGGGCGTTCATCCAGGGCGGCGTTGCGGGTGCCCCTGGAGCTGCGGGTTGCGGCACCGGGGCGGGCGGGGGTGCATAGGCCGGCGCAGGCT